ATAAAGATACCAGCTATCTGCAATCCGTTATTGCAGAACAGGGAATAACCACTATACATTTTGTGCCTTCTATGCTCGAAGTGTTTTTATTGAGCTGCGACCCACAATTGTGCAACGGGTTAAAGCGGGTACTATGCAGCGGGGAAGCCTTATTGTCTGACCAGGTGGCTTTATTTAAAAAAAGGCTTCCGGGTATTGAACTTCATAATTTATATGGCCCCACAGAAGCAGCAATTGATGTAACGTGCTGGACGGTACCTGATCAAACAGACCATATAAATAATGTACCTATTGGTAAACCCGTATATAATACACAACTATATATTCTGGACAAAGATGGCAATATCACTCCTGTTGGCGTAGCTGGCGAATTGCATATCGGCGGGGTGCAGGTTGCAAGAGGTTATCTTAACAGGGATGTGCTGAATGCTGAAAAATTCATACAGCAATCATTTGCAGATACGGGATACAGCAGGATGTATAAAACAGGAGATCTGTGCAGGTGGCTGCCTGATGGCAATATAGAATATGCAGGAAGACTGGACGACCAGGTAAAGATAAGAGGTTACCGGATAGAACTGGATGAAATCAGGAACGTGATACAACAGCACGGGCAGGTTAAGCAATGTGCAGTAATCGCAAGGAAACGTAGCGGCAACGAAAAAGAAATTCTCGCATATTATGTATCCAGACCTGGAAAATCATATCAGCAAAAAATTATATCCAGACATAAAGAAATTGGGACACCACAGGAAAGTACACTTGTAGAGCTGCCAAATGGCCTGGTCATGTATACTTATAATAAATCAGAGCTGCTGTTTTTGTATGATGAGATCTTTAAAGCAAATACTTATCTTAAAAACGGGATAACAATTGCAGATGGAGATTGTGTATTTGATGTCGGGGCAAATTTGGGAATGTTCTCTGTTTTTTCTTCAATGGCAGCTAAAAATACCAGGATATATGCTTTTGAGCCATTGCCTCCAACATTCAATTTACTTCAGTTAAATACAGAGCTGTATGAAGGAACATTTACGGTGTTGCCTTTTGGTATTTCGAACAAAGAGGAAACTGTTTCTTTCAGGCATTATCAGAACGCAACAATACTTTCAAGCCGGTATATGGATGAGGTGGATGTTGCCAATACGGTAAAGGAATTTATATATAATACTGAAGATATTGAAGAGGGAGATCTAAGTAAAGAAGGTATTGATCAACTGCTCGAAGAAAGACTGGTTGCCGAAAAATATGATTGTACCTTAAAAACTCTTTCTCAGGTTATTGCCGAACATAATATTCAGCAGATTGATTTGCTAAAGATTGATGTAGAAAAAGCAGAACTGGATGTACTGGGAGGTATTGAAGAAAGTGACTGGGCTAAAATAAAACAGCTGGTGCTGGAAGTGCATGACGATTCAGACGGTAGGCTTGATTATATCAGAAATTTATTATACAGCCACCATTATGATGTAGTAATTGAACAAAGTGCCAATATGGGCAGTGCACATATTTATGATGTATTTGCCATTTCAAAAAGCCGGGTAGCTCACTCTTCGGTAAACGCTGATTCGTTTACTATTGAACTGCCTGAATTTACGGTAAGAGGAAACCTGACTGAAAGTATCCGGCAGTATCTCGAAACACAATTGCCAGAGTATATGATCCCTGCATTTTTAATAGAATTGGAGGAACTTCCTTTAACTTCTAATGGGAAATTAAACAGGAAAGTGCTTCCCGAGCCGGAACTATTTGTACTGGAAGATTATGTAGCTGCTTCAAATCCAACAGAAATAAAACTTTTGGAGATTTGGGCTTCCATTCTAAAAATTGATCCTAAGCAGATAAGTATACATGCCGATTTCATGATGCTGGGTGGACATTCTCTCAGTGCTACAAGGGTCGTTACTGCTATGCGGGAACAAATGCAATTGACATTGAATGTAAAGGACTTCTTTTTACATCCTACGATTGCTTCTATGGCGGTATATCTGAAAAAATTTGATACCGGACCTGTATTACCGCCTGTTACCGCTCATCAGATGAGCAGAAATATTCCATTGTCCTTTGCACAGGAACGGTTATGGTTTATCGACAGGTTGCAGGGAAGTGTGGCTTATCATATGCCTTTTGTGTTCAGGCTTAAAGGCGATGTTAATGTAGCTGTGCTGGAGGCTGGTTTTAAAGCTATTGTTGAGCGCCATCAGGTATTGCGAACCGTACTTCAGGAAATTGAAGGAGAAATATACCAGGAGATAAAATCATCAGCTAACTGGAAAATGATTTACAGTGATGGTTTGCAGCAGGATGATAAGCAAGTTAAAAGCTATGTGCATGAGATAATCAATAAACCTTTTGATTTATCCGCTGATTATTTACTGCGGGCAAACATGGTTTCATTTCCTGGACAGGATTATCTTGTGATTATAGTCATGCATCATATTGTGTCAGATGGGTGGTCAATGTCTGTAATGGTCAAAGAGATGCTGGAACTTTATCATGGATTTATAAATCAAAAAACATCCGTATTACCACCGCTGCCAATTCAATATTCAGATTATGCAATCTGGCAGCACATGCATCTTAAGGGAGACGCGATCAACGGGCAACTTGAGTATTGGAAAAATCAACTCAGGGATGTAATACCACTATATCTGCCGTCGGATTTTTCAAGGCCTTCAGTTCAAAGCACCAAAGGTGCTACAATTTATTTCAATCTGTCACAATCGATTACAGAAAAGTTAAACGCTTTATCACTTAAAGAAGGGGTGACCATGTTTATGACCACGCTTTCAGCATTTAAAGTACTTCTATATAAATATACTTATCAGGAAGATCTGTGTGTGGGAGTGGCACTGGCCAATCGTACACAAAGTGAAACAGAATCACTCATTGGTTTTTTTGTAAATGCCCTGGTCATAAGGAGTAAAATGAGCAAAAAAATGCCATTTAATGAGTTATTGCAACAGGTAAAAGCAGTTACATTGGAGGGATATGCGAATCAGGATATTCCTTTTGAAAAAGTGATTGAAGCAGTAGCTGGTAAAAGAGAGGTGGCAGGCAATCCATTAATACAAGTCATGTTTGTTTTACAAAACACACCTGAAATACCGGAGATTGAATTGGGGAATGTAAAGTTCACACCTGAAACCGTCGAAAATGTAACTTCTAAATTTGATCTGACCTGGGACATCGAGGAAACAAAAGATGGTATGCGTATCCGTGTAGAGTATTGTACTGATCTTTTCAGACAAGAAACAATACAGCGCATGATTTCTCACTATGAAAATATTCTTGCATCCATTGTGGAAGATCCATCGGCGCCCATCAGGCTATTAAATATGATGAGCACTGAAGAAGAACAACAATTGATTTATGGCTTTAATGATACAGTAAAATAAAATCGGTCTATGTCAGATAAAAACATGTCTATACCAGTAATTGATGATAATCAAATCTTCATTCAGTTGTTTGAGAAACAGGTGGCTCTTACACCGGGGAATATTGCCCTTGTGTCAGGAGGCGAATGTATTACATACCTTGAGTTAAATAATGCAGCTAATCGTCTTGGCCATTTTTTAAAGGCCAGAGCGGTTCAGGAAGAAAGCCTCGTACCTGTGTGCCTGCAGCGCTCTCCCCGGCTGCTGATCACTATACTGGCCATTTTAAAAACAGGTGCAGCTTATGTACCCGTTGATCCGGAATATCCGGCAGATTACATCCGTTTTTTACTGGAAGATACCGGTTCGGAATTATTAATAACTGACCATTCGTATAGAGAACAGTTACAGCCATTTGTTAAAACATGCATTGACTTAGATACATGTAGTGAAGCAATTGCTGCGGAGTCTGGTGAAAATGTAATGAATATGCTTACATCCGGCAATCTGGCCTATGTTATTTATACTTCGGGTTCTACAGGTAAACCAAAAGGGGTAATGATAGAACATGGGAACCTGATGAATTACCTGGCTAACTGTATAAAGTATTATGTAGATAAAGATGCAGCAGGCCCTGGAAGTTATTTAAACCTGCCGGGTACGTTTGATGCATCCGTCACTTCTATGTTTGTGCCTTTGTTAACGGGTACTTCAGTAGTACTGGCTCCGGCAGAAATTGCAGAAATGTTCAGAAACGGTTCATTCAGTCAGGATAAGGCATACCAGTTTTTAAAAATGACCCCCTCACATCTTCAATTGTTAAATGAAGCAACCGGCAGCAGCAGACAGGGCTTGACTAAAAGACTTATACTTGGTGGGGAAGCCCTTCAGTATAGCCAGCTTAAATTTTTAGGTAACTATATACGAGTTGGTACAAATATAATATGAAAACCGGGTTAGATGCCCGGTTTTCAATGTTTAAAATACTTATATTTATGACATTTACATTATTAGGGTATAGGATTACTTTCAGAAAAGAGGATAAGAACTTAAGAAAAAGGCAATTAATGCTAAACGAAACATCCAGGATGATTTCGGAGTCGTTCAGAAAATTCAGAGAAGGTAAAAATAGTCTATCTCTATAATATTATGACATTTAGAATATTCAACATATTAATCATCATTAGAAGATACCCTAGCAGTAAGCAACTAGCGGAGAACCAAAAAAGGCTTTTTGAATTAAAAAAAATGATATTCAGTCAGGGCTCGTCTCAGACATGATTTTTCAAAAAAGCCGACACTTGGCCGGCTGTTATTGTTGTCTAAAATCTATAACCCAAGCCAAATGTGGCTTTATTATAGTTGTCGTATCCTATGTTAATGCCTACGTGTTTTGTCGCACGCACGTCAATAAAACATCCGCCAAATAATTTCTCTGACTCATGATGGGATGTACTATACAATCCCATTATATTGTTGTATGCGTTTTTGTAATTTATCTTGGTGCTAGAGCCAAGTCTACCTCCAATAGCCACACGTCCAAGCCTGTACCCTAAAGAGGCGTAAACGCCACCATTATTAGACACGCCTGTTTCATACACATCCTCAGGGAATGGATCATAAATAGTTCCGTTATAACTTTCTCCATAAGCTCCTTTGTTTTTTAACGGCAACATTAATCCTATCCCAAAAAGAAAACCATTGTTGAAGTTCTTGTCGCTGTTATTCAGCACCTCCAAGCCTATTTCCCCACCGAAATTAGACGCGGTTCCGTAAATGCCTGTTAATGAGAATTTAAATTGTTTTCTAGATTGAGCTTGCAATTGAGTAACTGAGAAAATAGTGGTTGCTAGAAATAATATGTAGAATTTTCTGTTCATTGTTTTTGTCGTATTTAGGGTATATATAATTATTGTCAAATCATCTAAAATGATTCTTGTTTGTATTTCATTGATTTTTTAAGCGAAGATATCATTAACTCACTCTGCTCTTTTATAGAGGCCAATATAACCCTGCTTATTCTCTTTGTATACATCTTCCTGTTTCCTGTTTTTTCTCCTAGGATATTACAAATTAATTCAGATGGCATAAAGTCGCCAATTACGTCCGAATTAAGAGCCATATCGTATATTTTATACCTATATCTATTGTCTTTACATTCTATTTGAATAGTAATCATGTCACGACATGTATTTGTTCCGGTCATACTGTTATAGTAAACAGGTATAGATCCTTTGCCTATTATCTTTCCTTCCTCTTTATCTTCGTTCTGGATTACGTTTTTAGAGTTTTTAAACGAATCAATAAACCACTGTTTGCCGTTTTTATAAAGATCATCTTTACTCATTTCTGGCACATGAACCACTCCCTCATAAACTATATCGTTATCTTTGAATGGTAAGTTTATCCCAGACGTATCTTTTTGGGCATAAGAATTTGCAGCCATAAATATGCTGCATGTAATAACTAGAATTTTCATTTTTTTGTCGTATTTGGGTTTTAAATTAAATGGCGTGGACTGATATATCTATATGCCACCCAGGGTTACGACGCCCCACCAAGACACAAAGAAACAGCCACGCCATGACAGCGTACTATTATGCTTTGTATTGTCTTGGTGCCTTTCTGTCGTAATTTGGGCAGCAATACTAAACGTAGTACTATATCTTAACCTACTTATTAGGTTTTTCTTCTTTCACAGATGCTTTAATCACCTCGTTAAAAGATCCTTTTATTTTTAGCTTGTAATCATTCTTTTTTGGTTTTGGTTTATCTTTTTTCATTCCTTAATTTTTCAAAGTTATTAAATATTCAGTATATTTATCATTATGAAAAAATTAAAGATATTTATTTACCGCTTAAAAGGTCTCCTAGGTCTAAATCCTTTAGTGATACGTATAGATCAGATAAAATTACCGATCGTGCTTTATCGGAAATCTCAGAAAACATCTTAGTGTTTTCTTCATAGCTTTGACCATTGTTGATGTTCTCAATAAGGAACGTATTTTGAGCTGTAATCGCTATGTGCGTTTGTACAGTTAGGATAAGGATAGCTTTGATCGTATCCCTAAGTCCATTGATTTCTAGTTCTTCCATAATATTTTAGTTTTTGTTTAACTAAACTTATGAAATTAATTGCTTATACGTAAGTCTACTGTTCGAATTTGATAACGCATCACAAAATCTTTCTGAATCAGACAAACCACGTGTATTGTAACGATAGGTGAACTCATGGCAATACCTGCTGAGGTGTTTTGAACTAGTAAAATGATATACGCCAATAATACCACGTTTCAGTAGACTCCAGAACCCCTCTATTGTGTTGGTATTGTCCTCTCCGACTGTTATGTAGTTTCCATTGGTGTGCTTGATGGATGTGTGGGTGAATTTTTTTGATAATCCCCTATATGAAGGGTAAGCATCGGTTACTATTTTTGTTTTAGACTGGACAGAAGAGTTTATTATAGATTCAATTGTGTATGATGATGTATCTTTTGCAACAGAACAATATACCTTGCCGTGTTTAATTACGACTTTTTCTTTGACTTTACGGCCTTTTATTACTTTGTGATCTCTTTCTATGTATTCAATCACCTGCTTTTGAGCTACGCCTACAACAGGGGTTTTGTCTGATGGGCTTCTACCCTGAGAGCCTTCTATTTTCTTATTATCATGCCTGTTTTTATTCTTTCCACCAATATAGGTTTCATCTACTTCAACTACACTATCCAGCATCTCAGGAGCATTGTTAACTAACATGTGTCTTATTCTGTGCAAGAGAAACCAGGCTGTTTTCTGGGTTATATTTAGGTCACGACTCAACTGTAAACTTGATATACCCTTTTTATGAGAGGTAGCTAAATAAATAGCAGCAAACCAATACCTTAGAGGTATTTTTGTATTTTCAAATACAGTGCCAGTAGTCACCGTGAATTTTTTACGGCATCCTTTATCCTTGCATTTAAAACCCCTATTGGTTACGTAAGAGCCCACAGTACCACAATGAGGGCAGCAAGGAGAGGAACCCCATCTTTGGTACGCCAGGTAATCCACACATGTTGGCTTTTCTTTGAAGTGGTCAAGTAAATGTATTAGGCTTTTAAAATTCGTTGTCATATTACCTCTGTCTTGATGCTTGTAATTCTATATTTTTACTTATCTTCTCTATGTGATCAGACAATATAACATCTGTACCATTGGTGTGGTTGTCTAAATGCTTCATTAGTATAATCAACCCGGTTAGTAGTCTGTACAGCTCTTTGTCGCTAAGTTTTATTACTTTCATATCCAAATGTATTCATCATATTAATACTAAAAGTACGGTAAACCGTAAACACAAGTCCCATCACATATATAAATACCTAAAATTAAAAAATATACCTTTTGCACTTCGTAACATTATAGTTACCTTTAACATATGGAAGTGAAATATTTAAGACCACACAATGGAAATAATATAGGGGACACTGAAAATGTACCTGATGATATTGGTAAATATTTAATTGTTCCTGGAGTAGCTAAGGAAATTATCGACAAGAAACCAAAAGGGGGCCATAAAAAATAATGGATGCTTTATCTGTCATATCTCTGGCTGATGCTAAAGAGTATTTAGTAGTTGATTTCCCTGATAAAGACAAGGAGATAACCAGGCACATAAAGTCTGCTGTAGCCATTGTTGAGAAATATACTGATTACAGACTTTATCAAAGAGAGATATCTTATTCCATTGGTAGATGTGGATATGATGAAATATATGACTACCCGATTTTATTCCCAAGTGATACGATTACCGAACAAAGAATTTTAAGTTCCATAGTCAGAGGTGTACCGGGATCAATAGTCACCGCAACAGTAGGATACTCGGATACAACGTTAATACCAGAAAACCTAATAGATGCCTGTTATAAAATAATAACATATCTATTTGAGAATAAAGACGTATATGAGGCTGATTTACCATCTGATGTGCAATTGTTAATAAACCAATTTAGAAGAAACGCAACTATATAGCAATGGCAAAACCTACAAAATCATTTGATAATAAATATCATTACGATAGTGGAAGGCTGAGGCATAAAGTACAGTGTTTAATTGACGTGGTGACTGATGATGGGTATGGTGGATCTTTTGTTTCCAGCAGCCTAGTTATTCAAACTTGGGCAGGCAAAGAGGAGGTTAGTCAGTATACGCAATCAGGATTGAATGCAGGGCAAACACAATATAATTACTATCAGTATTTCATCATCAGAAAGCGTAACGGGTTCACGCCAAGGAAGGATATTAATTTGGTTTTTGAAGGTAAATTGTACATTATACAGAGCGTAAAAGAGATGGACGATCCATGTAACTTCTTAAGGTTACTTTGTGTCGCCCAAGAGGATCAAATAATACTGAGTGGCATTATTTATGCTGGCGGGTCAACTTTTGTACCAATAGATGAGGCTGGAGTTAAGTCCCTGTCTTATAATTTCACCAATCAAAGTACTGATTTTACATTCAATACAGGTCTCAATAGAATATTTTCAATAGCGATGAAAAATGACAGGTCAATCATTAGTGTTTACGATCAAACATCTGACGAAGACGTCACCGGCCTTTACATCAAAGGCTCTCCAATTGTAATTGATGGGCTTGAATACGATATATATACAATGCAGAATGCAGTAGAATTTACAACGGCACATAACCACAGAGTAAAATTATCATAATGGCAAAAGAGGTATCAGAGCGCATAAAATTAAACAACCCCGGGAATATTGATTTCTGGTATGGGCCCTATGCAAGTTTGGCGACTGCAAACATAGTAGTACCTAAATCAGTAAGACAAGGTAAAACCGTATGTATTATGGCTACTGAGTACTGGTGGAGATACGGAGTAGAGGATTCTGATTTAACGCTAAAAAATTCAGGCGCAACAGATATATCAGCATTGGTGTTTAACGAAATTCCTTCTGGCTTAATTAACGCCACTAATACCGAGTATACGACTGCGTCTTCATTCATACCAGAAAGTGTAGTCGTAAAATCTAATGGGATGACATTAAAACCTATAGACGAATACGTTACAATAGGAGACAATAAAATACAATTAACATTTTCACCGCAAATAGGTGAATTAATATTAGTAGACTATATAAAGGTATAAAAAATGGCATCATCACAAATAAGGACGCGTCAAATTGCTGACGGAGCGATAACAAAAGAGAAAATACCAGCTGGAGCAGGAGTAGAGACATCTAAACTAGCTGACGGATCGTTATTTATTAAAAGTGATGGTTCTGTGTCTATGACAGGCACATTTAACGCCGGTAACTTTAACTTTAGCAATCTATTACAGGCTACACAAGCGGGTCAGGCAGTTGAGTATACACAATTACAAACCGCTTTATCGAATCTTAATAGCATGTTTTCGAGCAAGCAACCAGTCAGAGCTGCCTCTACTGCTAATGTGACTATAGCAACCCCGGGAACAACGATAGATGGGGTAACGCTGACGTCAGGTGACCGAATATTGCTTAAAGATCAAACGACACCATCTCAGAACGGTATTTATGTGTTTAACGGCTCTACTTCTGCGCTAACAAGATCGACAGATTTTGATCAATGGACAGAAATACCTGGAGCTACAATTCCTGTCACGGAGGGAACAGTCAATGCGGATATTATATACCTATCAACTGCAAATGGAGGTGGTACTATTGGGACTACAGCGATTACGTTTCAATCAGTAGGAGTCTCAGCTGGATTGCAAAATTCAAATTTTGTAGATAAAGAAATACCATCCGGTGCAATTAATGGTAGCAACACCACTTATACGTTAGCAAATACACCGGTATTGGGATCTGAGCACCTTTATTTGAATGGTGTTTTACAGGAAAGTGGATCAGGTAACGACTATACAATTTCAGGCGCAACAATCACGATGCTAACAGCAATGTTATCAGGTGAAAAAATTAGAGTTAGCTACAGAAAATAAGGCTATGGCAGCGACAAAAGTAGGCGACAGACAACTAACAGATTTCTATACAGCGCCTGGTGAATTTACAGGAGACGGGACGACCGTAAATACAGCTTTCTCTATTGGAATAGTACCAGTGTCAAAAGGGGGGACTGGTGCAACAGCCAATACGGGGACAGGGAGTAATGTGCTGTCGACAAGTCCAGCCCTGGTAACTCCAAATATCGGGGTTGCAACCGCATCCTCACTGAATATTACCGGACTTACAGCCTCTCAGGCTGTATTAACTGATGGGAGTAAAAATCTCGTATCGGTAGGGGCAACAGGAAGCGGTAATGTGGTCAGGGCAACGTCACCAACTTTAGTGACTCCTGCATTAGGAGCTGCAACAGCTACAACGCCTACAGCTAAAGACAGTTCCACTAAAGTAGCAACTACAGCTTTCGTAGGAAAGCAATTTACTATCACAGCAAATGGAACGGGGTCAGCTACCACTATTTCTATAGCCCATGGGGTAAGTGGCGTAACTACTGCTTCATCTGTCATTGCTATAGCGAATAACGCAGCATCAGCAGGAATAAGCTACGTTACAGTTGACGCTACAAATGTGAATATATTTTATGCTACTGCACCAGTCAGTGGCACAGCTAATCTTTTATACACTATATCTATTAAATAATGGGCACTAGCACAGCTTCGCAAACATTCGATACACTTTCAGATTTAAGGTCATCAACAGGAATCCCTAATGTCCAAGCCTTGCTTCTTGGCTTAAACGGTATAGCAGACGATAATGGCGGTATGTACAGATGGGACGCGCTAAACACATCAATAGACGACGGATTTAAAGTCGTTCAGGTGGCAGGGGTAGCAACAGGCAGATGGATGCGGGTTGGCAATAGCAATACTGTTAGGGGAACCGTCACATTTAGTGCTTTATCTTTGACTAGTTCTTATATGATAGCCCACGGGATTGGATTTATTCCGGCGCAAGTTTATATTCAGGCAAAATCTCCAAATGCAGCGGTTAATTCATGGGTTAACAATATTAACGCAACGACTTTTACAGTTAACTTTGCTAGTGTTCCGGTTTTAGGCACAAATAACATCACGATAGACTGGCAAGCATTCAAGGTATGAGAAAGCCAAGAAATATAGTTTATAGTTCTACACCTAAAACAGTCAGGGTTAACCTTGATAATACTAATCCGAATATAGCTACCTGGAACAACTGGAAGAGCGGGGATAGCACTAAGGTTTTATACGATACGACAGGAGCCGTAACTACGATTAAATTCGTAGAGGTTGATTCTATAGTAATTACTTTTGACACTGGATATATAACTCATGCTGTTAACGACCCTGATTTTCCAGACGGAGTTCTTAATACTACGGGATATACCGCCCTTTCTGATACTAAGGGTTTTGAGATAAGAGGATTAAACCCGTCTAAAACATACACTTTTTCTTTGGCAACATATCCAAATACATTTGATATAACTTATGGAAGGACAAACCACGTACTTAATGGCGTAACAAAAGTCGCTCTGAATACTACTGATGCAATATACAAGAATGTATTTAGTGGAGTAAATCCTTCTGCTGGGGGCGTTGTGACGCTTACTGTAGGCGGTATAGACTCTAGCAATTATGGTTTTTTATCTGCAATGATTATACAAGAAAATTAATATGCCTGTAAAAATAAAAGGACTTGGGAATTTAAGATCTCAGCTTAAAGGCTTAGAAAAAGAAGCTAAAGCAGCGGTGAATTCCGGCATACAAAAAACAGCTAGACTTATACTGGCAGACGCACTATCAAGGGTTCCTGTTGATAAAGGTAAATTAAGGGCTTCAATGGGAATAGAATCTATACCTGATGAAATGATTGCTAAGATATACGCAGCAGCACTATATTCCCCTTATCAGGAATTCGGAGCTGGGGCTTTTACAGAAGTGCCTAGCGGATACGAAGCATACGCAATGGAATTTTTTGTTGATGGTACAGGAACCACAAAACCACAGCCTTTTTTATTTCCTGCCCTATTCGCTAATCAAGAAAAATTACTACCTTTGATAGAAGCTGAATTAGTGAAATTATTAAAAAATGGTTAATCCGGACAAGCACATTAGACAGGCATATATTGATATATGCAATGATTTTATCCCAACATGGGAGGCTGGCGTACCTAAAGATATAATTTCACCTCCAATCACGTATGCGTTAATATCAAATCAAACCAGAAACCCAACAGAAAGAAGTAAGTGCGGGTACGAATGGTCATGTAGCATCACTGTAGACATTAACCACGTTAGAAGATTAGGATATTTCGGATCGGCAATAGTTGATGATATTGAGGAGAAAATAATTAATATTATAGAATCTGATCAGCTTGTGGTTCCCGGGTTTATAGTGAAAGAGTCAAGATTCATACAGTCGCAGCCATTAACAGCATCTGACTCAACCCAGACGATCACTAGAAAGGTTATAGTTTATGAACATTGGCTAAATAACATAGACTAATGAGGAACACTGTAAATATAGATATAATCAACATTTACTATAACGGTGTAACGTCTACTATTAAATCAGAATGCACTTTAGAGTACAAAAATAAAGCCATTAAAGGCTCGTGTATAATGTCAGGGGTTAATAAAGATTATATACCAGGTAATATAAAATGGGGTGTATATGTTAAGAATTGGTCGCCAAACACTGTAAACGATAAGTATATAATAGATTCTTATGAAAATGGTGAGACCATGCTAGTTGAGCTTAAATCTTATGTAGATAACAGTATGGAAGTTGTATTTTCTGGGTACGTTCTTAAGCATCCTACAGGTAAATCAAATAGTGGTATTTATCTTAACGGCATTGGGGTTTTAAACAACGGAATTTGTCATATTGAAAATGTAATTAACAGCATGATTATAGAATCTGGTATGCCTTTACTTAAAGTACAATGAACGGATCAGTATTCATAATAAACGAAAATGCGCTATATTGCAGTAATGACGCTGATATAACTACAGAAAGAGTATTGATTAAAAATGAGGAAGGTAAATCAATATCATCTAAGCATACTGAAATAATAAGAGTCAATAATTTTATGATTATTAAAGGTGAATTAAGCAGAACCCAAAGTGTTTATTGTCAATTCATGTCCGAGGAAACAGATGAAGTCAAAACCTTTTCTGCTGATGTTTCTGCTTACACCGAAGATATGATAATATTAAATTTAAAAGCGTTAAATTTACATAATAAAGAGATAGCAGAAACAATTAAAAAAAAAATAAAGGAGGAAATAAGTAATGGCAGAAATTAATTCGGTTCCGGGTAGCGTAATAGGTATACGTTTAAAGGGTGTGGATGCATTAACACCGTCGGTATGGCTAAATTGCCAGGTCGACGCAACATTGGAAATATCAGTAGACACAGACGAAGATGATCCATGTAAACCATCGCCAACAGACATAGGAACCTTAGGGGATATTCCGTGGGCTGAATTTACACCTAGCAAAAGAAACTGGAATATCAGTTTTTCTCAAAAATTAATGAGAAACAGCCTAGTTGCTTCAAATATTGATATATCTGATTTGATAATCACGGGCAAAGTATATGTTGAAGTAGAGTTTATGACCACGCCTGGACAAACAAAGAGCGATTACGATTTTGTGTATTCAGGAACAGGTATATTAACCGGATTCACGCTTAATGCACCAGGTTCAGGGGCTTCAACATCTGATTCAACAATCCAGGGGACAGGCCCAATAACAAAAACAGTAGTACCCGTAACTTCATAGTTATGATTGAAATAAAGTCAATAAATCCATTCTCAGGGGGTTATATAGTGAATTATACTGTATCAACCCCATGCGGGTGTTCTTTATCCCGGCATTCTTTGTATATGAAGCAGGCGAATGAACCAACAAAGGAAGATGCATTAAAGATAATACAGCATGAACTTAGAAATAAAAGGTAATAAATACCCTCTTGTATGGGGAATGGGTGCTATAGAAGAATATTGTGACATGTTAGATTGTGATATTACTGATATAGATGCGCATTTAACGTCTGATAAGGTAATAACCAAAATAAAGGCAATGAATAGTCTTACCTTTTGCGCTCTTAAAAACGGTTGTGAAAATAATTACCCTAAGATTGATTTTGATATAACTATGCATGACTTACGGGTATGGCTGGATGTACAACCTCAGGAGATAGCTAACAGCATAATTGAGGACTGGAAAAAGTCTTACTATTTCGGTAAAACTATAGCGGAATACTTCTTCGGAGAAATACCAGAAGATAAAGACAAAAGGGTTTCTAAAAAAAAACCTCTCTTGGAAAAGTAATATCGCTGTGTTATGAAATGGGATTGAAACCATCAGAAGTAAACATGCTTACCATGAAGGAATTCAATCTGATGTTCACTGGATATCTAGCAAGGCAAGACAGGGAATGGAACCGAACTAGGCACTTAATGAGTTATATCGCTAGTTTCGGTGGTATGGGTGCTAAAGATTTTGTAGACCCCAGAAGTATATGGGAATTACCTATAGATAGGGAGTATGAAAAGAAATATATAAAGACATTAAAACAATGTTTGGAATTAATTAACGAATTTGAAAAATCTATAAATGGCAAGATTAGAAATTGAGCTGGCAGCGGTTGGTTTTGACAAGGTAGGCGGGCAAATTAACAATATATCAAGAGGTCTTGACCCGTTAAATTCGTCTATAAAATCAGTTTCTCTGTCACTTGAAAAAGCGAACGCCAACTCCCTAGAATTAGAGAAAGAACTAAAAAATCTAGCCATTCAGTTTTCATCGGGGGCCATAACGGCAGAAAAGTACGCTAATGAGCAAAAAGACATAAGCCTGGCTTTGTCTAGCACGAGGTCAGCAGCTCAGGGCTATCAGGCACAGTTAACCAGTCTTAATTCAACTCTTTCAAGAGGTGTGACTCAGACTGACATAGCTGGAAATTCTGTAAAAAAATTAGCTGGTTATCATTCTGATTTTTCAAAAGGCATACGTAGTTCTAATGGGGTTGCGATAGAGTTTAATAGGATAATACAAGATGCTCCGTTTGGAATTCAAGGTATAGGGAATAATATTCAGCAACTAACTGCTAACTATCAGCAATACGCCACTCAATTAAAGGCAATAGCAGCCGAACAAGGACAAACCGTTTCTACCACGCAAATATTAAAAGGGGCTTTTGGATCTATACTCAGCCCTCTGAACCTTTTAACTTTAGGGGTTTCAGCTGTAACCGCTGGTTGGACAGCATATACTATGTGGTCTCAAAAAAGTACTAAAGCTACAAAAGATTCAGAATCTGCTACTTTATCATATATAGACACACTTAAAGGTGCTGCCAGAGCTCAACTAGAAGGGACTCAAAACGCACAAAAAGACCTAACAACATTAAATTTATTATACAGCGCATACCAAAATATAAACATTCCGTTAAAAGAAAGGCGTTCTGCATATCGACAATTGCAACAAGAATACCCTGATTATTTCAAAAACATAGATTTTGAAAGAACTGCCAGCGAAAAAACTAAAAAAGCCTACGACGATTTAACGGGTAGCATATTAGCTACTGCAAGGGCGAGGGCAGCAGCGAACTTAATTACTAAAAACTCAGAAAGGCAGTTAGAGAATGAAAACAAGAATATAGCAATACAAAAAAAGCTAGATGAAGCGAGTTTAAAGCTAAAGAAGACACTAGGTAACGTAGGTGAACTTTCCGCATTCGGCAATGCAGGTGTAGGAGCTGCCCAAGGACAGGGTGTCGCAGCCCTTAAAGCAAGGAGCGAACTGGTTACCGCGCCACTGTTAAAGAAGCAGAATGATTTAAGGACAGACAGTAATCTATTAACTCAGCAAAATTTACAGTTACAAAAATCAGTTAACTCAGAGATATCTAAAGGCGCTACTTTAATAGACTTAAGTAATTCGAAGTCAGAAAAAACAAAAAAACAACCAGTAAACAGGGTAGAGTCTATTGTATCTAAATCAGATAGAAGCGCTGCATTAGCCGGCTTAACTGATGCGGATAAAGAAACAGAAACTATCCGTCAAAAGTATATATCCCTATACAATGATCTTTCTGTAAATGCAAAAAAATCAGCATCTGCAAGAGCTACTTATGAGTCTGATTTAGCCAATATACAGAAAAATGAGGCTATAGAGATTTCGGCTGTAATTTCAGCAGAAAATAAAAGAGTGGCTAATGAACTAGTTAGAATACAAAATGAATCAGGCGTTGTTATCTCTCAAAATAGAGAAAAAGAACTGGCTCAGGTTCAGAAGAATTATGACGAAGAAATATTAAAAGCCAGAGATTCATCTGACATAATAGCCAAAATAAATGAAGTAAGATTTGCTAAGATAAACGAGATAAATGATAAATATGATTCCATAAGAGTAGAGAACGAATCAAAGCTTTATAGCAAAATACAAGATATATCAGATAAGAATTTTACAGTAAACTTAAATTCATCCAAAAGAATAAGCGACAAAAACAAGGAGATTTTAAACGAAAGACTTAAGGATGTATCTGAATATTTTGACAAGCTAAGGAAGCTTAATACAAATGGGGATCTTGGACAAATAGTCTTAGGTGTGGCTGAGAGCGGAATAAAAGACAACATAAAAAGCAAAGAAAAGGCTTCTAATAATCCAGATAAAGAAGCCTCTATAAAGGTGATATCTGATCTAGCTAGTGGCTTTGGAACTAGGTTTTTCCAAACTTTGTCTTCTATAAACCAGCAAGCTGATGCGTCGTTCAGCAGTATAATCACAGAGCTAGGGTCATCTTTAGGCGGTATGCTGAATGACGTGTTTTCGACCCAACTAAGCACTATACTTAAAAAACTCGTTGAAGGAACAGGAGTCAGCGCAACCCAGGCCGTAGCAGCACTTGCAGGAGTTGCAGGCGGGCTGGTATCAGGAATAACACCTAAAACAAGTTATGCTGGTCAAGCAGCTGGCGGGGCTTTGACTGGAGCGGGAAGCGGTGCATTAATAGGTACCGGTTTCGGCCCTGCTGGCACAGTCATCGGTGCTATAGCCGGTGGCCTGATTGGAGCTATAGGAGGTATATTTGGAGCAAGCAAAGCAAGAAAACAAGAGGAGCTCCAAAGGAAGCAATTAGAGGAACAGCAAAAGCAAACTAAATTATTAGAAAGGCAAAATGCTTTGGCTTACACATCATCTATCATTGGTAGAATGACTACTGCTGGGGTGGTAACCGGTGTTGAGATTAATGAATTTGGGGCTGTAAGCACTAAAATAGCAGGCAACGACCTTGTTATACTGTTCGATAGAGTTGACACCGCCAGGAAAAGAGGAAGATAGAAATACATCAATTTTTAAAACCTTGTTTAAGCTCACAAATAAACAGGGTTTTTATTTATATTTGCTTTTAACATGGGTGTAAAATACAGGGTTGCTTATAGGGATTACTTTAATCAGGAGTGTAGGGTAGATATATATCCTAAGATTGAGTACACTGGAGACGTAATAATGTTAAGGGGCATAGAAGGACAAGCGTGTACGCTTGAAAGGGACTGTTCTGATGATCCAAATGAACCAATTATAAACACTAAAGCACTAATAAACGTATATCAAACAGAAGGGCTTCCTATTGACATACAGGAGTTGCAACAGGCACAGGACAGAGATTTCATAGTTGAATCCTACATCAATAATAGCCTTGAATTTAAAGGCTTCCTGATACCAGATGGTATAAGAAGAATTTTTCAGGCTGCACCATTTGAACTAAACATGGTTGCTACTGATGGATTGATGTTATTAGATAACCTCAGGTACACCCATAACAATCTAACAGGCGGAAGATGTATTTTAAATTACTTTAGACAGATACTTTTTTCTGACAACAACCTAGGGTTGCCATTGCCTATCCAGTGGGTTAATGCGCTTAAAAATGCTAACTTCCCTTTAGAGGACGATGTGTTTACCGGATCTTTAAGGTGGGCATCAAGAGGGGAGGGTTTTACAGATTATAACGGTAATGTTAAAACATGTCTTTACATTCTTGAAAACATGCTTAGATCTATGCAATGCAGAATTGTACAGGACAAAGGGTTATGGAAAATAAAAAGAATAAACGACATAGTAACCGGTAGCTATGTTTACAGAGAAACTCCAGGCGTGCTAACTGGATTAGATGTGACGACTAGCGGGGTAGTAAGCGCGATTAAAACGATAGCAGGGAAGAATTACCCATCTGATTACAGCTTCATTAATGAAGATGCCGAAATAACAGTAGCACCTCCACTAAACAGGGTAACCACTACATACGATCAGGATCAAAGAGATAACATACTACCTAACGGTAATATGGATATTGTTTCATTTAGTCAACCTATATACTGGAATCTAACTGGCGGAACGAGTGGCTCTGTGGCAAGTTTTCAGTCCGTAGGTAGTTTAAGCAAGGCAGCGGGTCAGGCGGTTGAGGTAACGAATCCTGTGGGCGGTGGAGCGTGCAGATTTGAATTGGCAGATTTGTTTTTGCCTATTGACTCAGATGTGCTATACACCTATATAAATGTAGGATTTAAATTTTCTATAATAAATGGAGCCACAATAGATCCGGATGGGTATATAGTTTGGGACTCTACGCCTTTTACATTTAAATTAGTGTATTTTGCAGGAACTACAGCGTATTATCTCAATGAAAATGGATTCTGGGTCACTACTGAAACAAACATACAAATAACAGTGCCGAAATTAAAGTTAAATGATGTGGCTCAAATAGATTTTAATGGTAAACAAGATATAATATTACCATTACCACAAATAATACCAATAGAGAAGGGAACAAACCCATGTCTGTATCTTTCATTTAATATACCGGAGGGCCGTAAAGTCGTATTTGATGACATATATATAAATACAGATAACAATTCTGATGTATATGAAGCTTCATATGGAGGTGCAACGACGAATACAGCTAAAGAGGATTACTCGCTAAGAATCAGCTCGTCTCATAATGGTTTTTATGTATCCAATTTTATGACTAACTTTAGTCAGTCTGGGCAAGAGAAGTTTTTTATAGACGGTGATTTCACGGATACACTCACGGCTATAAATAGTCATTCTGTGATTAGAAATAGATATAAGTCATCTTTTATATTCAATGGATCTATTTATGGTCAATCGTATGAGTACGGTGAAATATATAATATACAAACGTTGGATAATAAAAATTTCTTACCCTTAAGAACGTCATGGAACACAGAAACAAATACTATAAACATGAGGTGCATTGAAGTGAGAAATGACAGTGTCAATATATATATGAAGCATTACGGTAAAAACGATCAGACAGTTTTAAGTAACTAACAACTATGGCAAAAAACATATTACCTGGAAATTTACTTGGGCTGGAGATAGACGGTAAGTTTATAGGTTGCGAGCTGTCTTGTGATTTTAATTTTGAGACAGATCTTAGGCCGGCCTCCCCTGTCACTTCTGGTAGGTGGAAAGAAAGCATACCGGGAGTGAGATCTTGGTCTATATCTTTGAACGCTAAAATGCTTATAAGACAATTAGATGGGATTAGTATAAACGCTGTTCTTAATGCATTCTTAACGGGTTCATTAATGAATGTAAGATATATGGTTACTGATCCGTCTTACCCCAATTTTGTCATATCAGGTAAAGCCTACGTGTTGAACGGGTCAATATCTGGATCAGCAGGCACTAAAGCAACATGGAGCACTACCCTTACAGGAAACGGGCCTTTCACAGTAGATGTAAATACAAATATAATTTATCTCTTAGCTACTGATGATGCTGGTCATACAATTATACAAGATGGAAATAATAAATTAATACAAGATAAACATGGCAATTGATCCAACAATTACAGAAACCGTAATAATTCCAGAATTAGATACGGCAGCACTCGTACTAACTAATTACTTTGCTCATTCAACTACAAGTGGTAGCTTAAAAAAGGCAACCATAAACAGTTTGGCTATATTTTTAGCTCCATACGTATCTTCAATAGGTGCGAGTGGATTTATACCGGTAACCAGCAGTACGCTACCAAACCCAACAACGGTAACTTCGGCTTATAGTATAGTTGGGGCTGGTACTTATACACAAACAACCGGTGATAGCTTAATTTTATCATCCCCGTTAAATGTAATATCCTGGAATGGGTCTACATGGAGTCTTGCAGAACAGATAACTATAGATTTAAATTTATATGCTAAAAAAAGCGATGTATTTAATGTTGTTCGATCAGCATCAGTCAATTTATTTAATAAAAATGCTGCAAAAAAAGGTTTTTATGTAGATCCTGACACGGGAGGGTTAATTCCTAATGCTGCATACTACTATTCAGAATACATACCTGTCACTGGTGGGCAGTCGTATGTAAAATTAGAGTTTCACGCCTGGTATGATGCCAATAATGTGTTTATATCCGGTGGGGTTACTCCTGGAGGAGCTTCTTTCGTTGCTCCTAGTAACGCGTCATATTTAAGGATGTCTGTGCATGAATCGTTAATAGACGGATGGCAGGTAGAAGCTGGAACGGCTAATACGCCTTACCAGGATTTCATATTGATAAACGGTTCTCAAATCAAAAAGAACACCCTTGCTTATGAAAAATTAATATTCCAGCAATCAAAGAATTTATTTGACAAAGATACTGCCCTATTGGGGTATGTGATGAATCAATTTGGAACTCTTGGCGTTCCATCTCCTGATCCTTTATATTCTGTGTCTGACTTCATATTGGTAGATCAGCAAAAAACATATGTAATAAATCACCCGTCTTTTGTCACATTTTACTCTGACAGGAGTACGCCTTTAATGGCAATAACAGTTAACGGGACAGCTCCATTGACGTTCTCTACTCCGCCTTTATGTAATTACGTTAGACTCAGTCCGCTTCCATATGATTCAGCAGATCAGGGCCCGTTCTCATTGTATGCATTCCAAATGGAATTAGGGTCTACCTCTACATCATATGAACCTTACTATAAATTTTCAGCCTCACAAGGTAAGGGTGCGGTCTTGTTGTCGTCGTATGGATTTGTTAAATCTACTAACCTGTTCAATAAAAAAACAGCTGTATCGGGTTACTACATATCGCCAACCACAGGCGGTCTTGTGGCTAATTCTGATTATTTTTTTAGCGACTACATACCTGTTAAGCCAAGCACTTCATATTCAAGTGTTAGTCTTCATGCTTTTTATGATGCAAACATGTTGTTTATATCTGGAGGTGCCCCGCCTACACCATCAACCGTGACTTCCCCATCCAATGCTGCCTATATAAGAATGAGCCCATATAAGACTCAGCTGGACAAATGGCAGTTCCAAGAAGGGGCGACTAATACTGGATACGAACCGTTTGGGCTACTTATTGAAGCTGACAGGGTAAAATACGACGCAAATACAGGTACTTTAACTACCCAATTGGTTGTGAAATCCGGGGGCACTGTAGGTGTAGATTGTGACTTTACAGACATAAAAACTGCACTTGACTCTATAGTAAATAACTCAAAAAACAACCCTTACAGGATTTCAGTTAGAAACGGGGTCTATGATTTTAGTGGTCAGAGCTATAAGTATCTTGGTATTAAAAATTATGTTGAAATAGTTGGTCAAACCAGAAGCGGAGTAAAAGTTATAAACAGAAAATCTTCTTATGACTTTTTTAATGCCGTTTTTGATGCAGAAGGGTATTCTAATAAAATAGAGTATGCGCTAATACAAAATATGACGCTCATATCTTATAATGGCAAAGGAGCGGTGCATATAGATACCGACTACAATCATCTTATAGACGGAGGCAGCATACATGTTGTTGATTGTGATCTAATTAACGAGAATACTTCTGGCATGGAAAATTATCAGGTTGCACTAGCTTGCGGTTTAGACTCAGGGCAGAGGGTTGTATGTAAAAATTTAAACTCAAATGGAATTTTATGGGCGCACAACAAAAACCATAGAGACGACAAAAGAGGTTTTGTATTTGAGCTATACAATTGCAGGATGCCATGGAATCAGATGTATGATGAATATAACTATAGCTATGATAAATTCATTATGCAAGGTTGTAGCCTAGAATACATCGATTTTGGACTAGATAACAGTCTTTCAACAAAAAGGTCATACACTGAATTTGCTATATCTGCCTTAATGACAGCTAATAATATAGGATACATTAAAGGCACAGATACAGCGTTGCCTGGGAATAGGTATGCGTTTTGGGATTCTGCTTTCGGAGGTAAATTCGGAATCAATGAAAGCAGTATACATATGTATTGTAAAAATACCTACGGGTCAACCATCAACAGAGATACTTTAGTTACAGGTGTTATAAATCAGACCAACGTTCAGCCGTGGTCTGATGGAGATTTCTTGTTCGGTCAAGCCCTCGACAATATTCCTTCTGGGGAATGGGGTACAGTTCAGTATTCAGGAATTATTTTCGTTAACTCGAGCGGAGTTATATCTTTTAATGATAAGGTTACACTAAATTCATCAGGAAGAGCTGTAGTTGCAACTGGGACAGACTTTATAGGGTATTCCATGAGCAGTGTCGTGTCAGATTCTACAATAAAAGTTAAGATTAAATAGAGTAATACCCCCGCATTCAATATAATATTTTGCGGGGGTATTTTACTTAGGACTATATCTATAACTAGCCCCTGACATTTTGTTCCGAGTTTCTGTGCGACTTTCATCCCATTCTTGAGCTATTGTAATAGCCCTGTCAAATGCATATGCCAACATAATGAATAAAAACCATATTATCAAAAGTCTTCTATTTTTCATTTTTTAATTGGATTATATTGTAAATTATACATATGGGGTACGGCTGGCAATGGACTCCAAAAAACACAACTAGATTTTCACCAAAATATTCACAAGAATCAGCTGTTACACTAACCCTTTTATTTGTATTTTTATGAATCATTACGAACTCTATAATTACCATGAGCCTAATTTATACAAATTATGGTGGTAACATGTTATTGTAACTAAAACATTACAATTAATTTAATTACATTTGCTATACACCAATTTAATTAAAAATTTATGCCAGATCCAGTTGTAACACCTCCTACTAAACCACCAGGTTCAGGAGTAAAATAAAAAAAAACATGAAGATAGCCGTTTTATTCACTTATGTTATGCTCTTCCTTGTACATCAAATGTTTGGTGATAACGGATATTTGTGGTCTGGATTCTATACAGTATTACACTTATTGATGATATCAGCATTATGCAGGTTTGAGGCAGATAGCGTAAATAATGGGGAAGAAAAACGGCTATTTTTTAATTACATATCATACTTGTCATTAGGGAACGCTGTATATGCATCTATTTGTTCTGTAAAAAATCATTTAGACGGTAAAGCTGGGGCTCAATGGGTCATATTCCATACTGATCTATCAGCTTGGGTTATAGGGTTAGGTTTTGGTATGTTTTTAGTGCATTTAGCTTTAAAAACGAAATGAGCTTAACTATGAAGATGCTTCTGGCTTATATAGACTTTTTCCTTGTGTATATCCTTATTACACCTTTAAATATGGGGTGGACTGCTTGGCTGTGGTACTCTCTTTGTGTCATACTTGCGTTTTCCTTGAGACTAGGGATAGAGTTTAATAAAAATAGATTGACATGGAAAAATGGCCTCGTTCAATCTATATATACAATAACCTGGTGTTTTTTTTCGGTACTGGTGTGGTATACATTTTTACTTTATAAGAGTGGGTTTGAAATATATTTATTTGTAAATTCTTTATTTGCAGTATTTATTGTTGGTGAAGCCGAAAAGGTTTTTGAGAAAGGATTTAAAAGGTGGTTGTCAGAGAAAGTGGGCACGGTGCTTGCGACTCATAAACAGGAGGATAAACCATGAACATACCACAAATAGCAGGATTTATATTGATATGCCTAATGATAGGTATTGTTTTCTTAGGTACAAAGTTCGTATCTAAGGCTAGATATAAAGGTCACGGGATATATTACCTAACAATAAATGCATTTTTTAGAGGGCAAGACGACTACAAAGGATGGTTAAGAGAAAACAGGGTGTATCATTGGGTAATCATTCTTATCGTATCTCTTATACCCACAATATTATTGTTAATAGAGCCGTTCAGGCAAAATAAAATGCTAATAAGACCAGAAGCATCTGTTTTTATAAATGTTTTGCTATGGGTATCAGTATTTAAAACTTATAGATGGTTGTTTGATAAAATAAATAAAACACATGACTAGTATACCAGAAAAATATAAATGGCTTTTAAAAGAAGGTTCTCCGGCTCACATGGTAGAGGCTTTAAAGCACTACGGGACATTAGAGATTGCCGGCAAAGGGAGCAACCCAAATATTATGAAGTGGGCTAAGGAGGTAGGTGTATTTGGATGGTACAATGATGATGATGTACCGTGGTGTGGGTTGTTTGTGGGGGTTTGTATGAAAAGAGCAACATGGCCGATAAAAACAGACCTGTTATCGGCTTTAAGTTGGGCAAACTTTGGAGATAAAGTTTCGAATGGGCAAGAAAGTTATTCAGATATACTAGTATTTGTAAGGCCGGGGGGAGGGCATGTTGGGTTTTACGTAGGAGAGAATGACCATGCTTTTCTTGTTTTAGGTGGAAATCAGTCTAATGCTGTATGCCTTGCATGGATTTCAAAGGACAGACTATTTGCTTGCAGAAGACCACACTGGAGATCTAGCCAACCGAATAATGTCAGAAAGATATATTTATCGGAATCAGGAGAATTATCTAAAAACGAATCATAAACACTTAAATTAAAACATATGTCAACAGAAAAAACAGGAATCGGGAAACTATTATCAAAAATAGGATCTTTTTTTACAGGACTATTTGATGCAGCAGCAAGCACGTTTAACGACCTTGCGCCTGAAATTAAAGAATCCTTTGTTAAAGGCTCTAGCATCTTGAACCTTATCAATAAGTATGTGAACGAAACTCCAGATTTCATCATACAGGTTATACAAGATAAGTTTCCGGATGTTACACGCGAAAAGCTGTCAGCAGGACTGTACGAAGTCGCCACGGGGCTTAATATAGCTCAGGATTTAACTAAGGAAGATTTAGAGTCAACACTTAAAGCGATACAGCAACATTTATCCAAATTAAAGGGGTCTTTCTGGGCTGGAGCCAGTGAGTTTGGAGCTAAGTTGTTAGCGTTTGCATTTGCTCCAGAAGGAACCAAGTGGGCAACATTAAGCTCGCTAATGGAGTATGTATACCAGAAATATATTAAATAGATTTACAGTACACCCGACAAACATATGCTGTCGGGTGTTGTTTAGGTTAACTTTCATCTCTGAGGTTCTACAGATAGTTAGCTGCCTTTCTCACAGCGGGGCCGATTAAGTAAGCCAAGCAGAAGCACAGAGTACCTACAGCGATGAATATTAAAGTATCTTGTGTTATGTGGTTTCATGGTTGCTTAGTTGAGGTGGTTGATTTGAAATGAGAATTATAAATTGAATAAACAGGCACGGTTTCAGTTTTCCCTTCTTTTGATAGATTAACTTTTAAATGATCTATATTCTTTCCATACGTAGGTTTAATTATTCGACCGCTCATCTCCATATCAAACCCATTACCTCTTTTTGAATAGACAGTTCTATCTACTGATCTGACTCTGAAATATGAACTTATTTGATAAACACCTTTATACCCTTTAATATCTTTCCAAATTTCAACATTGATATTTTCAGCAGGAGCAACCGGGATAAATTGGTTGGCGTACATTTCAGCGGCTTTGTTTATATAAGCGTCAAGAACTGCTGGAGAAATTTCAAAATCCCTTAATAATTCAATCCATGAAACATACTTAGTGCCTATTAAGGTCTTATCCTTACACTCCTGCAAAGTCAGTTTACCTTTCTTCCCCTGCTCGATTAACCACTCGGTGTGTTTTGAAAACAACTCCAAAATGCTTTGAAATACAGGCTCTCCATGATCATTCTTAAACAGCCCAATGGCTGAAATATTAACTCCTACGGCTTTACAAAAAGCCTTCTCTTGTTCGTGTTGTTCCATGATTAAAATTGAGCGTCTCCCAGCGCGTTAAATTCAGACTCAGTCATGTAAACGGGGGTAATGGTAAAAAACACATCCTCCACTTTATCAGGTTCCCAATCGCCTAAATAGCCATCCATAATGTTTCATGCCTCTGTTAAGGTTTCGCAAACACAACTCATATCTCCGTTGTCCTCTAATTTGTAGTATAATTCTTTTTCTTCTTCCATATCGTATTCGGCTATAGCTTGCCGTTAAGCTTTGTTAAGGGGTTAACAATGATTTAGCAAACTCTTCTATTTGAGGAGCTAAATGAGGTAAAGCTAACAGGACTATCATTTTTTCTTTGCCATACTCTTCGACCATGATTACACTTAATGGCTGATCATTTTTTAGTATTTCAACTAATTCATCAGTATTTACATTCATCTTTCTTCTATCCCGGCTATCCCTGCCGGTGAGGGGTTAGTTCTTCTTTAGTTTATAAATAATTCCTTTATGACTGTAGTACACATCGTACATCCTGCCTTTAATGCTAGTTGTAGCAATGTATTTTGGCTTAGGGTAGATCAGCATGAAGACTATTAATAGTTTGATCATGGCGTTGTTAATAAATTGGTAGTAAATCTTTAACAATTGGCTTCCAATGGGAAGGACACATTGCATACCAATCACTTACGAATTTATCCCCATCAAACCGAAGACAATCATCTATTTCAAGTGATGAAAAATATACTTTAACAAATCCTGATTCTTTCGGCAAGTCGTCTTCACTTTCAATCTTAGTCCAACCGTTGTTTGTTTCAATGCCAGTAAGTGAAAGGGGTCTCCATCTTTCCCAATCTATACGGGACGGATGTTTTTCACATAGATCAGGTAAAACATTTAGATTCAACGGTTCTACATATCTTATGTAACCATCTTCATCTATCTGATCTATTCTTATGCTATACCCAATGCTTCCAATTAACTTAATCCACTCCTCTTTTATTTTATCTTGCTTTGTCATGGCGTTGTTATTTTTGTGCTTGGGATATTAAACAGCCTCATTAAATCAGATATGTCATCCATTGATTTGCATTTTTCAACCGATATACTGTCGTTTAAACATCTTACCTCTGTATTTTCGCTAAGAGTATTATATACAATATGATGGGTGCATGATCCAGTATTTGTTATCCCGTATAAGGCCCACCCATACCGTTTAAAGCCCATTGTTTTCAGATCTTCCCCAGTTATAGTAGTCATAATTATTTTGCGTTTAGTAGTGTTCTAATTTTACTTAACAATTCATTACTTGATCCAGTTGAAGCAAAAATCTTATGTAGGTATTCAATCTGTAGTTTAGCTTCTCCCAACGCCTCAATAAGCGGGGATGTGTGCTCGTTTTTATACTCTTCCATGGCTTGTTTAACATCTGATTCATGGACATATGAAGGATATCCTGGTCTCATTCTTGGAAGACTGTTAACTACTTCTTTTGCTGTCTTTTTCATTGTCTTGATTTTGAATCTCCTATGTCTTCTGTTATATGATCAATAATATTTAATGAATTCCATTCATCCGGAATATCCCTCGTTAAACTGTTACCTCCGCAAGCCCGCCAGTCTTCGCCTTGCCACCATAAGAATTTCCAGTGTGTTTTTTTTTCAAGCACATAGCACCACTTACAGAAAAACTCATTATACCATTTTACAATTCTATATTCTGTCTTTTTCATAACTTTTTTCTAACTTTTTTCCAATGATCTGACCCTTCAGGAGTACATTCCCATATAAACGCTATCGACAATGCTTCACGTTGATCTGACTTTATATGATTCTGAAACACGGTCTGCTTGTTTTAAGTCTTTCATAATTGATCAGAGATTACAAAACATTTTTCAGTAGCCCAGTGTTTGCGTGGAATATCCTCTGAACCAAACACCACATCATCAATAGAAGCAGTTTCAGCTAAATTATAAGCATAATCATCATTAACCTGGTTAATTATTACGTCCATATCTTCCGGAGCGTTTTCGAGTGCTTTTTTTAATTCTTTTACAGTCATATTATTTGTTTTTTAATCGTGAACTCCTTACGCTTAACTCCCATTCGAAACAATTTCTTTCAAACTTTATATAAAGCTCACATCCGTTGTTAATTTCCTGTTGTAATTGTTTTTTGGAATAAAAACATAACATTACTGTCGCCCCCGACATTCCTGTTTCATCTTTATATTTCAATAAAATATTCTGCCTAGCTGCTCCACCTTCATACTGATCATTTGTATATCTAGTGGCGTATATTTGGCTTACTTCAAGACCAGATTCTGTTCTATCTAAAATTTCGTTGATCTTTTCGGTCATATATTTTTCAGTTACCCTCGCCATCCTACTTGTTATTTATCCCTCTTAGGGGGTGGTTAATCTTCTAATATAAACTGCATGGTGTATTGCCTTCTACCTATCTTAGTTTGTCTGCAAGTTTTGATATAACCTTGTAGGCATGATTACAGGCCTTCAAGTATGCTGCCTCATCCTCAATAGACATTCCGGATTGCTCGTAATCTTCTTCAGTCCAGCCTGCTTCTGGATGGCTACGAATAAATTCAGCAGCATTTTCAAAAGCAAAAATTCTAAGTTCCCTAGTTTTGTCAGTCATGATCTTGTTTTTACCCCTTTGCAGGGAGTGAGTTAATCGTTATATGATTGATCTTCGTCTACAGCCTGCTTTGCCGTATAACCATCTTGATAATAGGATTCAATCCATTCATCCAACATTTCGTTAGATACTTCATGTTCTATTAATTTAGCGTAGGCTTGCACTTCACCCCACCATTTTGTTTCTTCTGAAATTTGCTCTATTGTCTTCATTCTATTTATTTTAATCCTGCATTGGCAGGGAGTTAGTTAAGGGATTAGTTCAATTTCAGTCAAATTCCAATACCTGTGAACTGATAGAGTATTATTGATAATTACCGCTGTTGATTCAAATTCTATTGCCTTAATTGAATCGTATACAGAATCTGTGTCGTCTCCGATTTCATCTTGGTGCATAGACGAGATATTATCGGCAAGCAGATCTTTAAGGTATTCTGAATCTACCAGTGTCGATTGTGATTCCTTATCTGCCAGTATTATCTTTTTGTCATTATTAAAATCATCAGGAGACAGGTCTTCAATATCCATAAGTGATTGCCATTCTCTTTCATCGTACCCGCATTTTATATATCCTTGTTCTAATGCTTCTTTAATTGTTAGTTTCATCTTCTTTTATTTTAGCCCTGTATGGGCGATTAGTTAATCACAGTATGATCTATGGCAATGAGGGCATCCAGTTATAAGTTGCTTGCCAGCTTTTTCAATTGTTATACCATATTCATGATCATCTTTAGTCTTTTTATCGTATATGTTCATTCTGCACGCCCAGCAATTACCATCATGTGGGGCGAAATGAGGATTTCCAGTTGTTTCCGAATATTCCTTTTGTGCTTTAATAGCTTTTTGTTTGTCGTACTGTTCCATTTCCTTATTTGTTATCAGCTATTCGGGGTTAGTTATCTTTCTTTGATTATTGAATAAACTGTGGGTATAGTTATTTTATAAGACTTAGCGATGTCAGCTACAATTGCCCACCTTTTGCCGTATAAAGCAACTTCTTCTTTATATCTTTCTTTAATTTTAGCGTTTCTGTCAAGTCTCCGCCTTTGTGATTCTGTTATTTTCTTTTCCATACGACAAATATAAAACAAATATCAATACGTTGTATATAAAATGTGATAAAAAAAAATATAAAATAAATTTGTATTATAAATATATTATGTACATCTTTGAAGTGTCGGAGCAAACAAGCCGATTTAAGATTATGAAAAATCAAAGAATCCACATAGTAATCAACATGAACGCATCACAGGCTAAATTGACTGGGTCTGTGTCAGCATCAGTAAGACGTTTAAATGCTTCAATTATTAAATCAGGTAAATAAGATGAAAACAAATGTAGGCAACAAAAAGAGTCATATTATGAATTCTTTAAGTGAAAAAGAAAAAACTGGTATTTCTGAAATCGTAAGGCTAGGGGTGTTGATTCCTGGAGCAAAAATAAGTTTGAATTTAGAAGTAAAAAATATAACTGTTTATGATCTTAAGGTAAAAAATGGAAAGTATAGCGATGATTACCTATTCCATTTTGACGCCTGGTTTAGCGGGAATACAGATAAACTTTACCAATGCATTGACTCACTTACAAAATATATTTCAGATAATGGGCTGCTTAAATAGATATAAATGGTTTCTTAGGATAACTATTTTTGCCGGGACAGTAGCGGTTATTTTAACAATTATATACTTTACAATAACAAAATGAAAAAACACAAATTACTCGAAAAAGCAATGCAGGACTATCCCGCTGGAACTAAGTTTAAGCACATTAATGGAGATGATGTAATCACGTCAAATGGTATATTCAAAATTTATCACGGACTCAAAGTTGCACTTTATAATGAATCCGGAGATTATGTTTTTAACAGCGAAAAATGGGCAACAATCATCCCTGAAAAACCAGAATCAATCCTTACCGGGAAATGCGCAATACAAATTAACAATGATCGTGAGTTTAAGTTACTGATGGAGCATTATGAGAGTAAGGGGTGGAAGTGTATTAATCGCCTTGAACATAACGAAGTTGACTATATGAAGGAATCATGGGCATATCACGACTTTTTTGGTCATGCGTCTGATGAGTGGAGATCGAGCAACGGGTACAAAATAATCCCCTTCTCCGATTTCGCATCTGAGGTGGGTATTAAAGTCCCTGTATTCATTATGACCTCTGAGGATGGAGTTGACCTATATGAGGGAGATAAATATTATGTAGCCTCTAAATATAAAAAATGTGGGCTAGTATTACCAGATACAATTGAAACCGATCACCCTGTTTTAATGTTCCCATCCACAAACAAGGCTTTCTCCACCAAAGAAGCAGCAGAAAATTGGATAGCTGAACATAATAAACCTAAGGAGATAACAGTTCAGTTGTTCAATAAATATCATTCGGCTAAAATAAGTAAAGGCTGGGTTTCTATTAGAGTTGGAAAGGGTTTGCACGTTACTACTACTGTATTTAAACCATCTGATATAGAAGAAATGTATACAGCCATTAAATCCCTACAGCCATGAGCATGCCGATTATATACTACTGGATAGGTTTTATGGTATTTTGGGTTATGATTGCCAGTTTACTAATGCTATTGGCCTCTTTGTCATGGTATACCTTGATTGGATTGATAGAAAAAGAATGGGTTTGCTTCTACATCAAAGGCGAGTCAAAAAGCACAATCATTCTCAGGCTGAGTTATAGGATGCTAATTGTGCCAATAGAACAAAAGCGTTGGATTTTAATGTATAGGCTAAGAAATATAAAATATGCAAACAGAAATAGAGGAAGACAAAGTTAAAATAAGGAATGTTTTTGATAGCCTTAAAGACATTTCAAATGTTGCATTCAAAACAGATAAAGGTAAAGAGATCCAGCAAGGACTATTGGATGCATGGATCATAATAAAACCTTATTTGATTACAATGGCTAAAGAATTGAAATAATGGCAAAAGAAACGAATATAGATTGTAGAAAATACAGGAAGTCTACTCACTTGGCAGCTGCCGATCTAGACGCTATGTATGTAGAGGGGAAGCCTTTAATTTTTACAATAAAAGAAGTATGGTATGACACTAAGGTAGATGTATCTGGAGAGAAAACAGACGGATATTTCTGCTCATTCAAGGAGCCAATAAAAGACATGGTTATCAATTCAACAAACAGAAAAGTAATAGCTGGTTTTGCAAGGAAAAAAGGGTTTAATGAAATTGACTGCTGGAATATAGGTAATTGGAATGGTATAAGAATAGAGTTTTTTGTTTTGAGGGACATTAAAGCTTTCGGAAAGGTGCAAGACGGAATAAGGATAAAGCCAATGCAGCCGGAAGAAAAAAAGAAGCCTATATTTTCAGAGGCTAACTTTGAAAAGGCAAATATAGCAAATGCGAATATTGAAACCATTGAAAAAGCATATCAACTAACAGAAGAAGTAAAACAACAATACTTAAAATATGTATCAGACAACAGCCTCACTTCATAGTAATCACCCGCAAAGATCACCAGAATGGCACACTGAAAGGATAGGCAAATTCACGAGCAGCAAAGCATCGGTACTTTTGGGAGAAAAGGGGCTTGGCGAAATGGGAAAAACATACGCGTTGCAATTAGCGGTAGATATTGTGGAAGGAATTGATTACGACGCAAGAGAATCTTCTATGACGTGGGACATGAAAAATGGTATTGAAACTGAACCTTTTGCGTTCGATAAGTTTAAACACCTTAAATCCTTGGATTTCATAGACGTGGTTAATTGCGGGTTTTTTACCCTTAATAAAGATGTAGGAGGTAGTCCTGATGGTCTGGTGGGCAATGATGCTGTACTGGAAATTAAATGCCCTAAATCAGACACATTCTTTAAATTGGTTAAAACACTAGAGATAGATAAGGCTCACTATAACCAGGTTCAACATCAAATGTGGGTTTCTGGCAAAGAGAGGGCTTATTATTTCAATTACGTCTTACACATAGGGGTGGAAAAGTGGCACGAAATAATTATACAAAGGGACGAAAAGGTGATCGATCTGTTAAAGAAAAGGACTATTGAAGCGATTGAAATAAGAAACGATTATATAGAAGTTTTAAAAAAGAATAGGCAGTATAAATAAAACCCCGTAATCCATACCGGAATAGAATAGTATGGAGTAAATTAATATAATTCTATTGACTTAATTAGCCCCTAAATATTGGGGCTTTTTTATTTATTTTAAAATAAATACGCGTATTATAAATAATAGTTGTATATTTGAATATCAAACTAAAACAAAGGATATGAACTTAGGATCACACGGTAACAAATCGCAATTCGGTAAGGCTACACCTTATCTCATAACAGCTTTTATAGCTCTTATAGTTATTATGTTTTATTGCTCAAAATTATAACATGGAAGGTACAAAAAAAAGAAACGACTGGAAAAAACAGATGACAGATCTTGAATTAGGATCTGACTTCACTGATAGCTCTGAACACTACGGATCACTTAGGGCAATGCGCTCTAAACTTAAATCAGATGGATACATGTTCACATTTAAAATAGGTAAAGGGTTGATTACAGTTAAACGTGTAAAGTAATGAGCGAAAAAATAGCCGAATGGAAAAATACATTTATTATTGAAAATGTACACTCAATGACAGACAAATCCATATCAAGAGCCATAGCGGTTAGTCAGGGGTATGTTCAACGAGTCAGGTTGTCTGCTGGAATAAAAAGGAATATTAATATTAATGATCCAGATAGAAAGGAGACTATTGTAAAAATGCTTGAAGATTACTGGTGTAATTATACATCATTTGAAATATTATCAATGAGATATAGCATGAACACCGGAACCATATCTAAGTATATACAACTACTTTTTAAGCTTCCTGTGAATAAAGAAACTAAAACAATCACTTTAAAATCAAAAATATGGGAAAACAGTTAATGGCAGAAAAGATGCTGGAATTAACCGCATCAGCGGGATACAGAAAGGCAATCAAAGAGATGAATGCTCTGCAAAGGAATTTTAGCTCTCAACGCTTCATTTACCTACACGCCCCAAGTCAGCAAACTCAAGACTTATTGCGTGACCAGGGGTTTAAGGTAGAAAGGACGTCAGTAAAGGATTATATCCAGTTTAAAATAAGTTGGTAATGACTCGCAAAGTAAAACAAAAAGAATTCGACATACCAGAATCAGTATGCTTATTCAACAAAAACGAAATAGAATACATCAACCAGGCTAGTAAATCCATACCTTATAGGGTTGATGTTCAGAAAGCCGAAATACTGGTTCCGCCTGATCATATAGAACAGGCAGGGGACAACTTACACGTAAGACATCTGGTCACTAAATTTGCTTTTGCAGTACAGACAACAATAGGAGCTGAATACATGCCATATAAGGAGTTTAATCCTGTTATGAGTATAAAACCTCACAAGAAAGAAATTAATGCAACAGGAGTCTTAGAAATAGGTATAGGCTTTGAATTTAAAGACACCAGGGATTATAATAAAACAAAAAGGATATTTTCTGATAAAGGCAAAGATTGGGTGATACAGCACCTCAACGATATGAGGCCCAACTACCCTGTTAGCAAGATAAGCTTTGATATTATGATGAAAGATAAATTATACCTGCCATGCCAAGGGTAACATTGTCAGTTGAGGAGGCTCTACGAAGGGTGAAAGAAAGGTCAAAAAAGTCAAACGCAACATCGAAGGCTAAACGTGACGCTGAAAGAGCTTTAGGGATACCAGCAAAGAAACGGCCTTTATCGGATACTGAAAAAGAAAACAATCGGATAAGAGTTAGGCAGTGGCGTGAGAAACAGAAACTCCTTAAACCACCCAGAATAAAAATGACTCGCGAGGAATGGTTAATGGCTAAACGATTAGCTGCAAGGAGACAATACCAAAACAGGATACTTAAACAAGGCAAAACATATAAACCTAATAAAATGGAAAAAGTATTAAAGTCGCGTCCAGCAAACAGAATCAGCGAAAAAGTAATTAAACCGGTGAAAGACGACATGTTAAAACAACCTGTGTGTTTGATAAAAGCTGATGATTCAGGAAAAGTTAAAATTCAATTGGACGCCAAAACATGGGTTATGGCTTTGCCAGGTGCAGATGTAAACGCTTTAAGGAGGAAGTATTTAGGATTATGAAAGAAGCCGGAGTCACATTATTGATATATTTATTTGGGGTTACAATTATGGTAAATAGTTTTGGTATAATTCAACTTACTTTTGCCACCATATTATGGGCTTTTTTATCGCCTTTTATAGCTAAAAAACTTTTAAGATAAAAATATGAAACCACAAGAATTAAGAATTGGGAATTTAGTCTACTTAGTATTAGAAAATAGCCCGAATATAAAAGAACAGCATATCGTAGAGCCGACAACTTTAATGATGCTAACAGGGGAAGTCAACAGCAAAGGTACTTATTTAGATCCAATACCCTTAACAGAAGAATGGTTGTTAAAATTTGGGTTTGAATATAATATCAAACGATATTATCATCCAACAACAATGCTATTTGAACTATTTAATGTGTCTGCTTTGCATGGCGGGTTCAAGATCATAGCCGGGAGAAAAGAAAAGAATATTATACTTCAAATATCACACCCAATTAAACACGTCCACCAATTACAAAACATTTACTTTGCACTTACCGGAGAAGAATTAATAATTAAGGAATGATATTCAAAAAAGAAAATAGTCCTCATGTAACTATACTAGTGGATTTAGAGATCGGACAAAAATTTATGATTGACGAATGGGGGCCGGCACTGAATGGAAAAATATGTACTATAGAAGACATAAGGTTGTGCTCAGGGAGTTATTTTAAAAAAATATGAATAAATAATGGTATATTTATAAACCATCCGGTTTGCGCCATAGAGTTGGTAATAAAAAAGAAATTTAAATGCCTTGTTGGCTGAGTAGGAAAGCGCAAATTCTGAAAGGTCGACAAGGCATTGTTGTTTTAATTCGGTTTATATGGAATTATTGCTACCTCATCAGTGCCATGTCTGCGGAGTGGAAGATGAAGCAAAATTAGTGTACGCAGGGCCACACGTTAAACAAGTCTGCAATGCTTGCGATACCTATGTTAAGTTTATCAGCAAATCTTTTATACCAGATATCAGGGAGGTAAAGCTTCGAATATGGTCAATTACACAGGACACATCTTATATTGAGGCAGCTAAAGAATCATGTTCATTCGTTGAAAATCTAAACGGTTTAGATGGAAAAATGATGTACTGGAGATTATATATTAAAATAAGAGAAATGGAGGATAAGGATGATAAATCTTAGACCTTATCAATCAGAGTCTATACTTCAACTGAGGTCTGGTTTTGCCAGTGGACATAAAAGGCAAGTACTTTGTCTTCCAACCGGAGCAGGTAAAACGGTTGTATTTTCTGATATGGTTCGCATGGCATCAGAAAAAGGGACTGTGACTATAGTCCTGACAGATAGAACTGAACTATTTAAGCAGACTATAAAATCACTTGGAAAAGTAGGTGTATCTGTTGAAGAAATTAGCCCTGAAAAAAAGAATATATACGATGAGGCCACAATTTACCTTGCAATGGTGGAAACCCTTAAAAGAAGAAAAAACATAAAAATAAACCCAGGTCTTATTATTATAGACGAAGCGCATAAAGGCAACTTTACTTCCATTTTAGAAAAATATCCTGATGCAAGGGTAATTGGTGCTACAGCTACACCAGAAGGAAAGCATTTTTTTAGGTATTATAGTAGCATAGTACAGAATATAGATATCCCCGACTTGGTAGATCAAGGATTTTTATGTGATTGCAAGCCATTCCAGATGCAGGATGATTTTTCTGATTTAGAAATTAAAGCAGGAGAATACACTGATAATTCATTAATGGGACATTTTGACAAACCGCAGCTTTATGACGGAGTAATTTCTGAATGGTTAAGGTTGTCTCCGGGCACAAAAACAATATGTTTTAATGTAAACATAAAGCACACAATAAAAACACATGAAGCCTTTTTGCAAGCTGGAATAAGTAGTGAGTATGTCACAAGTAAAACCCCTAAAAATGACAGAAATAGGATTTTAAAAGCGTTCGCTGATGGTCATTTCAAAGTGTTGAACAATTGCGGGATACTCACTACTGGATATGATGAACCAAGTATTGAAACCGTGATAATGAACAGGGCTACTAAATCATTGCCTTTATTTCTACAGTGTGCAGGACGAGGGAGCAGGCTGTATGGAGGTAAAAAAACATTTACTTTACTTGATTTCGGAATGAACCATAACAGGCATGGTATGTGGAATGAACCCCGCGAATGGGAATTGAAGCCACCAAAAAAGAAGGTAGAAGGAGTCGCTCCTGTAAAGTCTTGCCCTAATAAAGATTGCGGATGCATGGTCGCAGCTTCTGCTGTAAAATGTAAGTTTTGCGGTTATATATTCCCTCTTAAAGAATATGAACTACAAAGTGGGGTAATGGTTGAGGTGACAAAGAAAATTCCTAATCATCTTAAAGGTAAGCGTATTTCAGAGTTGTCTATAAATGATCTTATCGAGCTAGAAAATAGCAAAATTTATAAGGCATCATTTATCTGGAGAGTTATAAGATCTTTTGGGGAAGATGCTGTATTAATTTACCAGGGCTTAAAAGGGCATTCTAAGGGGTGGGCTCACAGACAAATACAGGACTTGGAAAATTCTAATTACACCGATTACAGGATAAAATAACATGAACATATCTATATTCAATTCCCTTCCAAAAAAGGGAGAGCCACACGTATCGTCTGATAAGATTACTATAACAGAGTTTCTAAACTGCGTCAAATATGGTAAATGGAAAAACAAAGTAGAACAGATAAGGGTAGAGCAGGAAAAAACAAAAAGAGATCAATTAAAAAGGGGCCTGCCAAGCGTTACAATATCGGGGACTTTTATCGAAAGAGACCAGGATAAATTAATACAGCACAGCGGATTTATATGTATGGATATTGATTACTTCACGGATAAAAGTGAATTATTAAATGATCCTTATACGTATTCCATTTTTAAAAGCGCATCAGGGGCCGGGCTTGCTATTCTTGTTAAAGTCAACCCTGAAAAGCATTCAGAATCATTCAAATGGATGCAGAATTACTATTATCAATCTTTTGGTATTAAGGTGGACAGCGCGCCACAAAATATAGCTAGTTTACGTTTTGCTTCTTATGACCCTAATTTAGTTGTAAACGAAAAATCTAAAATAAGCAGGACTCTTGTTGATAAACCTAGAAAAATTCATTCTTTACCAATTGTTTTGCCCGGAGATATAGTAGGGGAAATGATCGTTGAATGTGTAAATCTGGGTCATAATATTGCTAGTGATTATGATAGTTACATGAAATTGGGATTTGCTATTGCTGATGGATTCGGAGAAAATGGACGTGACTGGTTTTTATCATTGTGTTCGGTTTCTGAAAAGTTTGACAGTAGGCACGCTAACAAGCAATACGATATTTCATTAAAGGGCAATAAAGCAGGTATAACCGTAGGCACTCTTTACTGGATGTTAAAGCAGGTTGGTATACACGCCCCTCAACAAAGTAACCAGGCTATCCATGTGGCTGCAATGGGTAAGAAATCAGGTAGAAGTCCTGAGGCTGTTAAAAGGCAACTTGTGGATATGCAGGGGATAGATGAAAAGAAGGCAGAGGAATTAGTGAATGAGGTTTTTAAAAGGAATGACATTTCTATAAAATCAGCAGCAAGCGACCCTGAACAACTCATACAGGCTCTCACTGAATGGATACAACAAAACCACCCTATGAGAGTCAATCAGATAACGAAGATGATTGAAGAAAATGGAAGCGATGTAAATAAAGCGAGGATAAACTCCATATACTTACGAGCTAGAATGTTTTTCAACACAAAGGATATTACAAAAGATCTTTGTGAGTCATATATTTTTTCTGATTTCATTACCAGCTTTAACCCAATAACTGAATATATAGAGAAAAATTTACACCGCAAAAGCAGTGGTAATATATCTATGCTATCTGAATCTATAAGATCAGAAACGCCAATGAAAGAAGTTTTCATTCGTAAGTGGGTGATTAGTCTGATTGCAGCTTATGATGGTCACCCAGTTAGATCTGTACTGGCATTGGTTGGGGGTCAAAATAGCGGTAAAACAGAATGGTTCAGGCGATTATTGCCGAATACTTTAAAAAAATATTACGCTGAATCTAAGCTAGATGCAGGAAAAGACGATGATATATTGATGTGTCAAAAGCTGATAGTTATGGATGATGAGATGGGAGGTAAAAGCAAGCAGGACGAAAAGAGATTTAAGGAATTAACATCTAAGGCTGTATTTTCTTTACGAGCTCCCTATGGAGCTTACAACGAGGACTTTAAACGACTTGCGGTATTATGTGGCACGTCTAACGATCCAGAGGTAATAAATGACCCTACAGGCAATACCAGGATATTACCTGTAGAGGTATTATCTATTAATCACGAGCTTTTTAATTCAATTGACAAAAATGAGTTATTTATGGAGGCTTACAGGGCATACGAATCAGGCGAAGAATGGAAACTTACCAATGAAGAGTTGCTAGACCTTGAATCCGTAGGTCACAATTTTGAAAGCACTTCATCAGAAAGAGAATTGATACTTAAATTTTTCAGTCCTGCTACGCCTGGCAAGTTTTCAGAATGGCTAACCACCACCGAAATTAAAGATGTTCTTGAAACAAATACTAAACAAAAAATCATGGGGACAAAAAAATTAGGAGCAGAGTTGAGGTCTATTTTTGGTAAAAGTGTAAGTAAAAAAATTGGAGGAATACCTCTTTATAGATATGAGGTAGTACGTTACAGGTCTTATGAAATTGACCCTAAAACCGCTAAAAACTCTGATAATGAGGATGTTAAGTTTTAGACACGAGGTAGTAAGTAGTGAGGTAGTATCGATTTTACTTGGCGATTCCTTCGTAAAGAATTAAGTTTAATAATTTTCATACAGTACTTACCTATATACTAAACTCTTAATACTTATTCTTACTACCTTACTACTTTTATTAAAAAACAATACTAGGACTACTATAAACAACGATTTATGGTAGTATAATTAACCTACTACCTACATACTACCCTTACTACTACTAAAAATGGAAAAAAGAGAAAAATCAGAAATTAAAGCTCAAAGTGATGCATTTGTAAACCTTTGGAATAACAGACCAGATTTGAGGGGAAGAATATTTGCAATAAACAACAACAGCGAAAATGCTATAAAGGGTGCTTTTAATAAAGCTATGGGTGTTTTGCCTGGAGTAAGTGATATGGCGTTTGTAAAAGCGTCAGGATTAATATTGTGGATTGAATGGAAGACGTCTACAGGCACACAAAGTGCACATCAAATAGAATGGCAGAAATTGGTGGAGTTACTAGGGCATGAATATGTAGTTGTAAGAAGTGAGGCAGAGTTTTTAACGCAAATTAAAAATAATGAATAACATCATAAAAAATAACGGTGAGTATATGGTGACACAATTCACAGGAGATAACGGAACATGGAATATGGTATGCAGCGAATGCATTAGGGACTCTGCGCTAGAATGTAAAGATACATTCAAAAACACTAAAACAGGAGAGAGAATTACAGCCACAAGATTAACAGTTTTAAAGCAAGCTGAATCTGGACAAATTTACTTTAGCGAATATATTTGAGTTATGAACCCAAGACACGAAAAACATAAACCTCATTTGGTTAAGCAGTATAAGGCACAAATAAACAGAATCGAAAAGTGTGTATATTGGGCTCTAATTTTATTTATAGGATGCACAAATGATCATATGAGCGTCTTAGGAACATTTTTTTCTAACAGATTCAAAAAATAGTTTGTATATTTGTGGTTGACAATAATTAACATGACTGAATTACAAAGAAGGTTTGCGGACAGGTATTTTGAGACACTAAATGGCTCACAATCAGCTATATATGCAGGGTACTCTGAGGCTACATCTAGGCAAAAAGCATGTGAATTATTAAACGATCCGGAAATAGAGGCATACATATCTGCTCTAAAGGCAGAATATGCTGAAAAATCAGGGATAAGTAAGATGCGTGTATTAGATGAGTACCGTAAAATTGCATTCTCTGATGTTAGGAATGTTTTAACCGTTGATGGTGGACTCAAAAGCATAGATGATATAGACGACGATACGTCCGGTGCAATTGCCTCTATAGAATCATTTGACGAAGTAGACAGATCAGGGGAGAGGTTGGGTACAAATAGAAAGATAAAATTGCATGATAAATTAAGAGCATTAGAAGCCCTGTCTAAGCACTTGGGATTATTTGAGAAGGATAACGATCAAAAGAAAAATCAAGCAACAGTAACAATATTTGAGCTGCCTGATAATGGCAGAAAGTAACTGACCGGATGAAGACCGGCAAGTGGGTAAGAGGCCACAAAAATTAGCTATCTTTGCGGATAGCTTTTTTTATGCAGGAACAAATAAAAAGGATTAGACCCCAAGACGGGTATCAATTAGAGTTTGCATCTTCTTCTGCTGATATATGTATTGGGGGTGGGGCAGCCGGAGTAGGGAAAACGTTTTCATTGCTATTGGAGCCTATAAGACATAAAGATGTCGACGGGTTTGGATCTGTGATATTCAGAAGAACAAACCCGCAAATAAGAAACGAGGGTGGTCTATGGGACACATCAATGGGACTTTATAATTTATTAGGCGCAACCCCAAGACAAAGCAATTTAGAGTGGATTTTTGAAAAATCAAAACTTAAATTCTCACACCTAGAGTACGAAAAAAATATATACGACTGGCAGGGGTCTCAGATACCATTCATAGGATTTGATGAGCTTACCCATTTCACAAAAAAAATGTTTTTTTATTTATTAACCCGTAACAGATCTGTATGCGGTGTAAATCCATACGTTAGAGCGACATGCAATCCTGATCCGGATAGTTGGGTAGCAGAGTTCATATCTTGGTGGATTGACCAGGAAACAGGGTATGCAATCCCAGAAAGAAGGGGTAAATTAAGGTATCTTATTGTTGATGGTGATAATTATTTATGGGGGGATAGCAAAGCAGAGGTTATAGAAAAAGGATGGCATATTATAGGGGAGGTCGTTGAAAGATCTGGGATCGACCCAAACGAATTTGTAAAATCTGTGACATTTATAGGTGGCAGTATTTACGACAATAAAGAGTTGTTAAAAGAAAATCCGGCGTATTTAGGGAACCTGCTAGCGCAAGACAAAGATGTTCAGGCAGCTCTATTACATTCTAATTGGAAAGTTGTGTTGTCTGATAATGATATATACGATTACCCTTCGTTTTTAGGCATGTTTAACAACTTATACGAAATAGAAAAAGAAGAACGATATATAACAGCGGATATAGCATTGGAGGGCTCTAATAAGTTTATAATAGGCGGATGGGAAGGAAAAGAGTTGATAGCAATAAAAGTAATAGATAAATCCAACGGAAAGCAGGTTGTTGACGCAATAACCGGTATGGCAAAAGACATAAAATGTCAGAATAAAAATATATGTTATGACAATGACGGTGTGGGCGGGTTTGTCGAAGGATTCATACCTGGGGCTATACCTTTTCACAATGGAGGTTCCGCTATGCCAGATCCAGAATCTGTTAATGATAAAAAAACACCAGAAAGATATGAGCACATAAAGGCTCAATGCTATTATAGATCAGGGAAAGCAGTACAAAGAGGAGAATATAAAGTTTCAGAAACAGTATATAATTCAATGTATGATGATAAAATGACAATAAGGCAACGTTTCATGCATGAAAGAAAGGCTATAAAAAAAGACAAACTAGATCAGGACGGAAAATTATGCTTGATAAAAAAGGGGGCTATGAAAGCTAAGCTAAATGGGGACTCTCCTGATTTAATGGATATGTTTATGATGCGGGAAAGATTTGAATTAGAGAAAAAAGCTAAAGAACTATCATTCGGATGGGATTAATTGTCATAGTAAGGTAATATATAGCCGTATTATTTGCGCCCACAGTTATTATATGTATGTTTGAATGCCGAATCAAACAAGTCGGTGTAAGTTTATGGAACTAAATAAATTAGGGAAAAAGAGTAAAGGCGTAAAGTATTTTAGCCTGAACGCTCAAAACGAATTAGGGTATACCGTTAAATGTTCGAACGCCAGGGTGAGATACACCTTCAACAATATAAATGAAATAGAATGGACGCATCAAGGCGTAAAGGTATACATGAGCTCTAAGCATCATACAATGGAATTCGAGAGTTATGATTTGTCGATGTGGCACAACGTCACTATTGCACCAGCGGAAAAAGTGGCCGTGTATTTATTGGATACACATAGAAAGTAAAACTAAAACCCCGTAACGTTTGCTATGGTGTTTTGTCATAATAATGTCATATGGTTAAATATTATTTGTGGGTGCAATAAATATTATTACCTTTACATCATCGGCAACGAACAATTAAAAATAACGATTATGAAAACTCAAACAGGAATCATCACTTATAAAAACTACACTGAGAAAGTTACAATAGATAATAATTTTGATACTCAAGCATTGTACGATATAATGAAAAACGACCCTGATTTCGTAAGCTTTAAAATTGAGGAGGCATAGAGATGACACGTAAAGAAATTCAAAAACAAATCAATAAAGCTCAGGACATAAAAAAGTTTTCTGAAAGCCTTATCGAAGAAAAGGCTTTGCCACCGGAAGAAAGGCGCAAAATATCGGTATTGGACAAAGAGATAATGAAAGCATGTGAGCAGTATAATTCTATATATGATAAACTCACTAAAGATGCAGCGCGTAACGATTGGACTATATTCGATTTCGAAGTAAACGATTATTTCGATTTCGAAACATTTGATTCTGATGTCGCTTACTTAAAAGACTAAATTATGAAAAAGGTATTTAAAGATATACTTATATGCTTACACCCGTTATTATTAATAGCGTATATAATCATAGTCTTGCATGTATTAAAGCTATACAATTTTTAAATTACACAGCCCCATAATGGTTCGCCGAATAATCGCCTCGCATAGAAATATGCGAGGATTTGGCGGTGCAAACAAGCCCCTTCGGGGGCATTAAAATATAAGTTATGAAAAATCAAACATCAATAGTTCATTTTGAAAATAGTAGAAACGGATTAATTTCGGTAGGTTATGCTCTTGACGGTAACCAGTTTTCAGGGTATTACATTGCAAGATATTTAGGTGGTAAATTGATCGGTTTCCAGGGCACGACTTCATCTAAAGGCAAGAAACCATTTATGAGGATGCCTAAGCAATTTATAGTTAACAATTAATAATATCATTATGAAACTCAAAATTACATCACAACCAACCTACGATCTTTTAGTTTCGAGAGGACACGGAGTTCCCAGAACAGATAATAATGACATACAAGACGGTTGGATAGTTGGTAAAAGATATTTAGTTAAACCAACTAATGAGCGAGAGCCATTAAAAGTACGTTGTACGCAAGATTGCCCTTATCATCTACAGGTAGTACACGAAGATTAAAAATAACCTCTAACATGGTTCCGCTGAATACAACCGCCTCGCATATTACTATGCGGGGATTTGGCGGTAAAAAATCTATAGATCATGGAAAAATATCATTCAGAAATACAAAACACTTTAGACAACACGATCCTAAGCGTGACAATTACATTCTTAATAGCCGGTATATCCTTGGCAATTTCAATAGCGTTTATTTTATAACAATGGAAGAAAAGACTAAAAGACCAGTAGGCGCACCAAAAAAGGCCCCGACGTTTAAACCCTCATTACGTTGCCGTGTGGATACCTGGAGAACATTGCAGTCGAAATACCCGAAGCAACTTAATGCTATGTTTAATGCCTGGCTTGAAAGCTTAAAGTAACATATCTTTTACAATTAAAAATATTTTAAAATACCTCTTGATAATACGCGTATTATTATTACCTTTACACCATCAGACACAAACAAACTGATTATGTATTATGAAAACAAGACTTTTTAAAATCGCGCATTCAATTAAAGGCCATTATGCTACGTTCTCAGAAGCTTTAACCGCAGCATGGAAAGTAATTAAGCTTATGTTGAAATTAAAGTCTGGAACAGCCTCATTCGCCTTTAAAAAGGTAGATGGATCAATTAGAAAAGCAATAGGTACGCTGAAAGACGTTCCGGCTTCAAAAGGAGTTAAAGCAACTAACTATGGGCAGTTTATATACTTCGATATAGAGGCTAATGATTTCAGATCTGCTAAAGTTGAAAATTTAATATTTTAACACTAAATTGTGGTATTTGAAACCAACGGTGAATCTGTTTTGTTGCGTGTATCATAACAGAACGGGCATATGATTGGGTTCGAATCCCTAAACGTTGGCAAAAGCCCTTGTGAAGTACTGGTGTCGTTAATGCTTTCAAAGGGCAATTATAAACGAGTCGGCATACGGAGAAGTAAGGTGCCCTGTATTAACAGGGCAGTATTATAGTAAAACATGAGAGCGTTTAATTGAGATAGGTGTTGCTGGATGGCGCACCTATTTTTTGTTTTGTCTTTGTGTAACAAATCAGTTACATTTGTTTATGAACTTAATAGAATCAATATTCTCATCAGCAATTAGCAAGCGGGTTAATGAAGTAATTGCAGAAAAACAATCTACCACATTTGCCAATGCTATGACTTCTATTAATATTGGTCTCAATGAATCTTTACCTACTATAAATCCTGACGCAGCGGACTACTATCAAACATTTAAGACTATTGGGGCTGTTTATGAAGTTACCGATGCGATAACAAAGAAGGTTATATCATGTCCAGTAGTAGCATACAAAGTAAAAAACAAAAAGAAGTTACAACAATCAAAAACACTCGAAAAGATAGACCCAGTCCAGTCTTATTTACTGAAATTACAAGCTGTTGAGGAAGTTGATGTGCCTGGATTGCAAGATATGCTTACTATGGGCAGAGCAAACCCATATCAGACTGGTTCTCAATTTATATGGACAACTGTACTGTCTCTATTGCTTGGAGGTAATACATACGTCCACCCGTTAAAGGCTGGCAAAAAAGTTAAAGAACTATACTGCTTCCCTAATATGTCTATCGATGCTGATCCTGATGATTTAATGGATCCAATTAGGGGGTACACGTTATTAACCTCTGATAGAACTAAGTTTGATAAAGACGAAATACAGCACTTTAAAACAGGAACTCCGGCCCCTGTTGATAGGAGGATGGAATATCTGTATGGAGTATCACCATTAAGGGCTTATTTAGAATCACTAAGATCTATTAAAGAAGGGAAAGAGCAATCCAGTAAACAAGCTAAGAACGGAGGAGTGTTTGGTGTACTATCTCCACGTGACAAGGAAGACAATCTATCTACTGACTCAAAAAAGCAGTTAAAAGAAAAAATGATTGAAGCCAGGAGAAGCAATGATGAATTAGCTAGGGTATTCCCGTCGTCTATATCGTTATCTTGGCAGAATATAGGACTTCCAGCATCAGATCTTCAATTGCTGGAGTTAGTAGGTGCAAGTGAAAAAGACGTATATAGAGCTTATCATTGGCCTTTAAATTTCCATGATCAGTCAGGTAACACCTTTAGCAATCAAGGTATGGCAACAAAACAAGCTATATATGATGCTGTGGCTCCTATATGTGACATGTTAGGCGAGTCATTCACCCATATATTAGGCGAAGGATACGGATTTGACTATATAGAATGGGACTACACTCAGTTACCAGAGATGGCTGTCGATATGAAGGCTGTAGCAGAATACCTTGGTGCACTACCTAAAGGTGTACTAACATACAACGAAATGAGGTCTGCAATAAGGTATGGAGAAAAAACAGAAGCCTACATGAATGAGCATTATGTAGACTCCGGTTTAATAACTCTGAAAAGTGCTTATGAAGGATTGACTAGTTAATCGGCTACGTCCTGAATTCTATAAACTCCTTACTATTCGCCTGTGACATAAAATAATCATATCCAGACTTTAGATTCTCTTGCATTTCTTCTTCTGTAAAACTTCGTTGTATTGCATTGTGTTCATCCATTGAGTATATTAATTTATCAGAATCAACAACATCTATAAATGGATGTGGAATAAGTCCTGCATTATATATCCTTTGGCTCATTGATGTGTGTTCATATTTGTTATGAAATTTAACATCGAAACCGCCTATCGTATCTATGCAATGTCTTGTGTACATCATTGCAAATCCGTTACTAATTCTATGATACGATATATTATTTTCAATTCTTATAGACGGATAGAAAGTTCTACATAGGTGCTGTTGTTTAGATTCCAAGTAAGGCAAGTGCCAATTTTCGCATAAAGGAAATGAATCATCATCAAAAAGCCAAAATATATCACAACCAGATTCGTGCATCAATTTTAAACATGAGTTTTTTGATGAAGCAATACCTTTACTATACTCATTCCTTAAATCAGGGTCACAATATAGAATGTCACTTCCGTCGTCAACTACGAATATCTTGCTATTAATAGGCTGATGCATAAAATGATACTCAATACACTTATTAAATGCACTTTCTCTATTCTTAGTTGTTATGGCTATGCCTATATATGGATCCATGATTTCCCTTTCTTTATATAATATACGCTGGTTTTGGTGACAAAATATATAGAGGCTATATAAGATACAGAGTGACCTTCTGAAATCATTTTTCTAATATTAATCACATCAGAAGCACACAGCTTACTTCTTGGATTGTCGGATCCCTTATTTGATTTTATACCACTCCTGAAAGAGTGATTTACGTTTTCCTCTCTAGTACACCATGAGAGGTTATTTAATTTATTGTTATTTACATCACTATCTATATGGTTTACCTCTGGCTTACCTAGTTCATTTAATAAAAAAGACATAGCTACTAACCTATGTACTAAGAATTGTTTATTACTACCGTTGCTATATAATCTAACAGAATGGTAGCCTCTTGGCATTATCAAATGCTTTAATAACCTTGATCTGACTACGCCTAATCTGGGCAGGCTTTTTATGTTTCCGTAATCACTAACCTGATAAAGACCTTCATATCCAATTACATCTTTCCATATTTCGTTACTATCCATTTTTCACCTCCAGTTCTTGGCCTGTAAGACAGAAGTATAAGTTTTGCAATTGATGGACGTATTGAATATCTAAATTCAACTGGTGCTCACTATATTGATCGACAATATAAACCCATGGTTTAACACCTGTAACAACATGAAAATTTTCAGTAGGATGATCGAAATACCCTGTTTTTTCTCCAGAAGAATTTAAGAAAGCGAAAAAACCAAAATGCAACAACCATTCATCTGTTATAGGCACTGGGGAAAGTTCATCTAAAGTGAATTCGTCACTATGACTAACCATAGTGACATAACCATGAGCGCCGTCTATTAAATCAACAATACCAATTGAGTTAAACCACCAATTAAATTTTATTATATTCCCGATTCTTAATTCTTGTATATTCATATGTTGCCAATTATTTTATAGGGATATTTATCATATTTGACCCTGTATTTTAATGCCGTTTTTATGAGCTATAGAGAAGAGGCGATTCTGAATATCATGAATATCTCTTGCTGTCTCCTGTTCATCGGCTGGATGTTTGTCGGTTATAGAGACAATAGTGTTCCAAAGATCGACAGTCAAATCCATTGCCTTATTTAATTCTTGTTCATTTTTCATATTTCTAATATTAATTTATACAAATTTAGTTTATTGATTTTTTAATAAAAACTCAGCTATATGATGTGATATGTATCCTACGCACGTTCCAACTATGAACGCCATTAATAAGCTACCATTTTGCTTTATTGCCGGATGAATTAAAAACATTGTCACAAATAATATTGACAACGACAATGATAAGTGCTCTATTCTGTTTTTCATAATGTTAATATTTATTAATGTATTTTGCTATTCGAAATGACATATGAAACAATACCGCTCCAACTAAAAACTTAGTCAATAGTCCGCCTATATGGTTAACATCCATATAATATAAAATAATCATCAAAATGACATGGATAAGGATTACGTAAAAGATATGGTATTGTTTCATAATTCAAACTTAATCAATTAACATTTACTGTTTTGTAACATTGTCGTTGCCTGGTTCATAATATTCAATGTATGCTTCTACATTTCGATCCTTGACTTTTATTTTGACAGGGCCCATGTGGAGAATCACCTTTCCGTCAAGGGACAAATACCGAACTGCATTGTCGTTGTCTTGACTCATACTTACCCTGCTAAGTAAACCAAAATAATCATCTGATTTACAGTCGAAACCGTTCTTTAATAGACATGTTTCTATTACTTGTTGCATTCCGTCTTTGATGTTTACGTCTACATCTATTGTTAATTTTGCCATATTATATTTGTTTTAATCTCCATTGTTTAAAGGCTGGGTTGTCGTGAAACAAATTCCTTCCATATTTATTATTGAATCTGTCACAGTGCGCCCAAGTCAAATTATCTCTTTCTTCTTGGTTGGCTCTATTTAAAGTCTCAGACCCAAGATGTGTAACGAATGAATTGACAACAAGCATTGGATCAACACCTAGCTCAGAACACTTCTCAATAGTGCTGTTGTCGGCGAACCAGAACGGGAAACATTCATCAAATCCGCCTATTTCATCAAACAAGCATCGCTTTATCATAAAGGCCCACCCGCTGAAATTTCTTCCACATTTGACTCCTATTTCATTTTCAGTTATACATTTTTGCCTGTAATCATTGGGGCATTTAGGAGATACAAGTGGATATCCAGCAATAAGTAACTGATGAAGCCACCCGCTGTGAAACACTAAATCATTGTTACATATCATTATCCACTCAGCAGACCCTTTACGTGCTCCTATGTTTGAAAATTGGTTGTAGTTGAAGGGGCAATCTATGTAATGCGTTGTAGCGTTTCTATAATTTTCTATCTCTGTGTTCTGCTCGATAACGATAATATTTACCGGCAAAGAATTAGCTCCAGCCAAGCATGAGTTTATAGCATTCTGAGTCATCCTGTACATTCTTGCATCTTTTGCGAACGATAAAAACACAATATCTACTACAGGAGTCTGATTTCTTACTCTGATGTTCGGAGACAAATGAGCTTGTGTCTCTGTTGTATCCGAATTAAAGTCATAAAAATATAAAACCTTATCAATTACGAATTCAGTCTTTAGATTCGGTAAAAGCAGCTTACTATATGCAGAATCTTCACCATATGCTATACCGGGGAAACTTGACTTTAATGATACTTCTCTCTTAATGCAAGGTATGTGATTGGGTATTCTATAATAAGCTTCATCGGTATTGTAATCACGGTTAAACTCTTTACTGTAGTAGCAAGGCTTTGGATCTCCACCATTAAGCGATACCATGGCCGTGAAAGATACGCAGTCTGCATCCGAATGAGTGGCATCAAGTAGCGATTTAATATAATCATCACTTATCCTATCATCATCATCAACAAAGGCAATATATTTCCCCTGTGCAATGTCAACCATTTTATTTCTTTTTTCGCCCAGGGTAATTTTCTTGTTGTCTGTTAAGATAATAATCTCAACTTGATTCTGATCGAACTCTGACAGAGAATTGTATTGACTAAATATTTGTTCTTGTATTTTAGGCAAGAACGTGTTGTATCTGGTATGTGTTGAAGGTATTAATATAGATAGTTTTATCATTTCAATTAAGATGTCTTACTTGCGTGAATATCGTTGTGGTTTCCTCCTGTGTCAGTCGTGAAAATGTTAAATACACCTCTTAACACAACATCCTCCTCTGACTTTAAGCATAATCCTATAATTTTTCTACCTAGTAATTCCGCTAAAGGAGAACCAAAAACATATTTAGTATTATCCCTGTTATTTTCTTTTTCCTGTTCAACCAGCCCTATTAACCGGACAATTTCGTAGTGATGATAGTTTATGTGAGATAATATTTGGTTCCCAACAGCACGATGTAAAAGCTTCCTATGTTTTGATATTTCCTGATTTAGTTCTTGAATGGTTTTCATTTCTTCTTTTTTATGTTACTAACATCAACAACATGAGTACCTGGATGATGGTTATAGACTATTTTCTTGTTTTTATTATTAGGGTCTAACTTCTTGCCTTTAGATTCGTGCCCTATATGATTGCAGTTACAATCTGGACAATGATATGCAACAAGACGACGGCCTCCTAATTTGTTCATGCTTACTGCTGCCCTTCCTGCTTCCTCTTTGGTGTCGTATTTAGTTTTACCTGAACATTGGTTTTCGGATCTTATCATTTCGGTTTATATATTTTGAATATCCACGAGGATGAATCGTATTCGTAATTATTTTCTATGCAGAATAGTATAAGAGCGTCACGAATATCATCAGAAGATGCTATGGTTTTAAAAATATAATCATTAGAAATACTAAAGCATTCGCTAATTTTCAGGATATAGCCATCAGTCATAGTCCTTTTCAGCCGAATTTTTATTTTGTCTTCATCTTCTATTTTTAATTACATCTAGTAAAATAAATACTTTCTGGAATATTGATACCCAACGCACAATCATTCTTAACTCCAGTTTCATTTATTGAAGTCAATTTATCCACTTCGATCCAATTCCTGGCTGTTAAAGGTAAGTTTGACGCATACATATCATGGTATGAAGCCATGCAATTAGATATTACAGAACCAAATTCTCTATGCATCCTTTCTCTGAAATAATACACCTGTTTATTCCTTTCTTCTGCCATCATAATTTCATGTTTCTTTTTTGAAGTTACATCTTTCACATTACTTTTCTGTAATTTGTAAGACCCATAAACCACTACTAAGACTAAAAAAACTTGTATCATATAAATTAATTTAAATCTATTAAACCCAACATTGTAGCTTTACACTCATTCTTATTCGGCAGCCTACCATATCTTAAGTAGAATTTATTAAGACCGCTATAACTTATATTATTTGATGATACGAATAATGATATTGATTCCTCGCTCATTGAAGTTATTCTTTTTATTTCTGATATTAAATATTCGAATTCTATCATGTTATTGGATTTTTTTCCATATTTCCACTCTGTTTATTTCGTAGCCGAATTTTTTCATAAAACGTTCTATAGTCTGCCATTTAGCTGCTCCAGACTCAATGTTGCGTATCGTATGGGTATACGTGCTCTGTGGCATACCGGCCTCTATGTAAGGCTTAGTCCTACCTTTTATTTCGCTTAATGCCTCTTTTAAAACCATGAAACAAATGTGCATTTAAATATTTAAATATGCAAATAATTTATTTGTATCATTTTTGTTACGTTATGCGTACTTTTACCACAATGAAGCAATCAAAGGAAAAAACAGAGGCAGAAAAAACAATTGAAAAGTTGAAAGAAAAGTCTTTACCTAAAGAGGCTCAGGAGGCTATCCGTAAAAAACAAGTCTACATAAACAGAGAGGTAAACAAATGATATTCTGTAAAGAACTAGGTAAATCTTTCGACACCAAAGAATTGATGTTTAAGGAGATTAAAAAAAATCTACCTGAAATTATTCGTTTAAAAAAAGAACAGGTTTACGAATCCAGGAATAAAGGTGTTGGAGTCTCTTTACATATACTAGATAACTCTAAGTTAGCTACATCTACAGGAAAGGTAAGTTTTGAAACTGATGACGATCATTATTATATAGCAGTAAACACCTGTTTAGTTTTAGACTCTCATGGTGACCTGCATGACGAAAATTGCTGGAATGATAGCGTAGTAACTGAGCAAGGTAAAAATTACCTGGTTTTAGACCACGTTCTATCTGTATTAAATACAGTTGTTAAAAAGGCTTACATAGAGCAGTTTGTGGCGACTATACCCTTTGCCTCAGTTGGTAAAAATTACACAGGTGACACACAAGCGTTGATATATAAGTTCAGAAAGGACTCTGTTATAAATCAAATAGCTAAAGACTGGTTAGAATCAAATGACGACATAGAGGCTTCTGTTAGAATGATGTATGATGACATTGAATTTGCACTGGATAGTAACGATCCAGATTATAGGGACTTAAAAACCTTGTATGATTCGTATTTCCCAAAGATAGCTAACAGCTCTGATTTTGAGTATATACCATACTTTTTCATTGTAAAAAAAGCAACAAACGTTCGTGAAAGCTCACTGGTTCTTGCAGGCAGTAACCCGGCAACAGGGCCGATAATCATAACTATACCGGAAGAACAGAAAAATATTGACCCGCTACAGAGCAGTCAAAAACAAAAATCAAATTTTTACACACTTATTCATTAAAAAATGGACTTGAAAAACTTCAAAGTGCTTTCTAAAGACCAATACGACGCTCTGTCAGAAAGGGAACAAGTAAAGTACGAAATTCAACTTGAATCCTTTAAGGAGCAAGAACAATTAAGAATCGCCAAAGAAGCTGCCACATCAGCAGTAGAAGCGGTTAGAGCAGATCTAATTAAAGAAAATAAAGACTTATTAGAGCAGCTTACAAAAGATAACGCAGATAAACTGAAAGAACTTTCTGAAAAGCACAAGCTTGACATGGAAGAATTGGAAGTTGCTTTAAAGCGAAATAAGATTGCAGACATCGGTAATCGTATGAAAGGTTTTTCTGAGCATATCGTTGAAAAACTTTCTACAGAGGATGGTGAAAACATGCTCAAGAGCTTTTTCAAAGGACAGCGTGAGGCTTTAAACCTTGATGTAGATGCAGATGCTCTAAAAGCTCCAATTAGCGTACCGGCTGGTTCTGTTGCTCCAGAGTTCTTGCCTATTGTTGGGCCTGGTCACGATGATATTCATGCAAGAAATGCTATTCCCGTATTCCCTACTATAGCGGATGTTGTTAAATTTGTTCAATTCACTACTACGAATCCTACAGCTGGATTTGCTACAGTTGGAGTGGGGCAAGCTAAACCCGAATTAGCATATGTGTCTGCTTTAAGAGAGGCACCTGTTCGTAAAATTGCAGGTTGGCTGGATATTCCTGACGAGGTTATGGACGATGTTGCCGGATTCAGAGCGTGGATCGCGTACGAGCTTCCAAAAGCCTATCTAGATGCAGAAGATTACATGTTCTTTAAAGGTTCAGGTACTGGAATTAATATTCTAGGGTTATGGACTCAGGCGGGTACTCAAACTTTACCTTTCGGATCGGTAACAGACTTATCTAATGAGTGGGATAAATTAATGGCTGCCATTACTGAGATTAGAACCAAAAAGCGTGCTACATCAGCAGCTTTTGTATCGCCCTTATTCTATATGGAATTATGGATTAACAAGGGTACTGGTTCAGGAGAATATACTTACCCTATCGTTATGGGTGACAATGGTGTGCTTTACGTAGGCGGAGTTCCGATCTACTGGAGTAATGTTTTTGTTAACTATGAGGGCTTGGTTGGTGATTTCGCTAGAGGCGCATCAATCCACCAACGTAAAGCAATGAACATTGCTTATTCTGCTGAGAACAAAGATAACTTTATTACAAATATTGTTACTATCCGTTTAGAGGGTCGTGTTGCGTTAGCAATCAGAGTTCCTGAGGCTTTCTTAAGATTAAGAGACACGCTTACCTCTTAATTTAGGTAACTATATACGAGTTGGTACAAATATAATATGAAAACCGGGTTAGATGCCCGGTTTTCAATGTTTAAAATACTTATATTTATGACATTTACATTATTAGGGTATAGG